ATCTATTTGTAAATGTTTAATTACCATATTATTTTTTATAAAATTTAATAATAGTGAATATTCATTACTTCTGATTAATAAATTATATTGGTTCCTTTTATTATACTTATCAATATAATTATTACTATTGATAATATTTATTGTTTTATTATTTCTATTAATACTACTTGTAATATTTCCTCCAAAATGGTAACGAATTATTTGTAATACATTTGTTCTACATTGAGTTATTGTAAATCCATATTGATAACCATCAGAAATTTTTCTTATAAATATACAACCGTCTCCATCAATTAGTCCAGCAATATAAGATGGATGTGGTGGATTATTTATAAAGCGTTGTAAATGTCTTTGGTTGTCTGTTTCAATATTGTTATTCATAGTATATTGTAGCATATACTCTAGTCTTTATATTGTTTTCAATTTTAATATTATTATTTTGCACATATACATCATTATCTAATTCTTCTATAACTTTATTTGCTTGTTGCAATTTCTCTAGAATGGATATATTGTTCGACTTACATCCAATCCATATTTTTTGTAGTTTTGGATGTTTTTCAATTTTGAAATATTGCCGCAATCTTTTTTTTTCTTTGTCTGCATAATCTTCGTAAAACACAACATATTTTTTCATCATACTTTGTGTTATACCTTCTGGTAAAGGTTTTGCAGATGTTTTTCTTTCTCTTTTAGTTCCTAATTTTATACCTTTTGAATTTTGTTCTTGTTCTTCACGTGTAGCAATTCGTAAATTATCAAAACAATTATTTAAAGGATTTTGGTCTATATGATCAACACTTATATTTTTAGTTCCTTGACCATTACCAAAACATCCTGTAATAATTTGATGAATATATAGTCCATATGAACAACAAATATATTTATTTGAATGAATATAAAATGTTATTTTTTTCCCATTGTTATTTTGATTTTCAAAATCTAATATTTTTTGATAACTAATATGACATAATTTAATAATAGTATTAGTTTCACAATACATGAGCCAATATTCTTTGTTATTTTCTTTTACTTTCCATATAGGATTTTTCATAACATATGCATCTTTACCTGTTTCTAAATAATGACCTAATTTATATTCAATAATATCATATTTTGATGAAATTATATTGTGATAATTGTGATGAATTTCGATATTTTCTCTTCTTAAATCAAATATATTATTATTTTTAAAGATATAATTTATATTTGAACTATCATACTTAAATAAGTGTTCTATATAACTAATTTTTTGATTATGTCTTAAATAATATGGATATGGTTTTTGTTGTGGATAATAATATATAAAATTTTTGTCAAAATTTATTATTGAAAATAAATCTGTAAAATCTATCAATACATAATTATCATTAAAGTGAATAATACCACAATTTAATTTACTATCAAAATCATACGAAAGATTATAATTCATATTTTATAATATATAATATGAATTGTTTTTAAGTTATTTCTAACTGAAATAATATATTTCAGTTTGCTTAGTTGGAATATGCTAACCCACCCCGAGCAGCATTATTCCGACCTAAATATTTCTATTTAAGCTTGGACTATCCCTTAAGTTATCATTGAAAGTTGCTAGCTTTCTCAAACCCATTCCATTGTAGTCTCTGAACCTTCTCCATATGCTTGCATTATCGCACTTAGGAGCTTGGCTGCGGATTGTCCAATCCTTTTCGTTATTACTATGCCCTAGGTCATTACCCCGGGTATTCAAAATGTTTTCACATATTGAAGTAGTAGAAAAGGCTATCAGGTTGTTCCCGCAATTTAGAAATGTTGCCTTCATTTGATTAGATAGTCAAACAAAGACTAGCTGGTTATATGATACATTCTGATATTTTTGAATGTATATTTGCTTTACACAGTTTATCCACATTAGGAAGCAAATATCTAATGTGGCTGCCAACTGTTCGGCACAGGTATTTTTAATGCCGCTCATAATTCTCAACACGTTATAGTTGGTAGCATAGACACGAACCTTAGCAGTCTTGGTTCCCTCAACAGTGGCGTTGGAAAGAACAAGTTGCAAGGTGGCGTTATCAATTCTGGAGAAGTTGCAAGTTCCAGATGGTTGATGCTCTTCAGGTCTCAAAGCAAAGCTGTAAACGTTAATACCTTCATCAGGGTTGCGAGTGTGAGCTTGGTATGGTTGAACCCAAGAGAAGTAAGTTCCTTCACGCTCAGAGAAGCGATCTTGGCCGTTCAATTGAAGCTTAGCGGTGACGACAGGATTCATACCCCAACAGTGCATGTCCAAAGAGGTTTCAGACAAGACAAATGTACCAGCATCAGAAACTCCAGAGTTCTCAAGGTGAGGAGAAGTAGTTCCAGATTGAAGTTGGGCAATGATCTCAGCAGGAAGACCAGTTGTGTTCAAAGGAACTTGTTGTCCACCAAAGTTGACTTCATTGTAAGGGTTGGAAGGTCCGTGCCAGTATCCAGTGAAACCAGCATCAAATTGAGTTGGCATGTAGTCAAGAGCACCAGCATCTTGGAACAAACCACGAGCATCAATGTAGGCACGAGAGTCAGCAGCAACAGAAGCAGGTCCACCGAAAGCATGGATGGCGTTAGGAAGAGCATCGATGGCATCAGTGTAGTTGAAAGGTTGAGCACCAAGAACCTTGAACAAAAGAGCATCACATGTCAAGGATGAGCAGTAATCAACGTTTTGGTCAGGTTGAACAACCCAGATGAGTTCCTTAACAGGGTGGTTGAAGTTCAACTTGATCTTGTTGGAAGAAGAACCAACAGACTCGTCACCAGTGAATTGAAGTTGTGTGATCAAGTACTCGTGAGGGTTTTGGGCCATTCTTCTGCGCTCATCAGTGTCCAAGAAGACGTAGTCAACATACAAAGAGGCAGCAACCAAAGATTGGTTATAGGCAATGGTGGCAGGAACTGGGCGACCAACTGTGTATTGTCCAGCAGCACCAGAGTATGGTTGTGTGTTGCAGTTCAATGTGGTAACAGCCCACAAGCACTCATCAATAGGTCTGATATCAAGGTTAATCTTGACTTCGTGGTATTGAAGAGCGATCAAAGGAAGGGCAAGACCAGGGTTGGTGCAAAACCAGAATTGAAGAGGAACATACAAAGTGGTTTCAGGAAGAGCGTTTCTTGGAGCACAAACTTGACGAGGAGCCAAGGAGTCACAAGGGGATTCAACATCAGAGAAAGAAGGATCAGTGATGAAGGTAAGTTGGGTGGTGTTACCAACCATCTTGAAGTATCCACGTTGTTGCTCAGAGGTCATGGTCAATTGGTTCCAGATGTGCATCCAGTCACCATATTGACGGTCAATTCTTTGACCACCAATTTCGACTTCAACTTGAGCAATCAATTGCTCACCAGGGAAGTCCAACCAACGGGCATAAACACCGGTGTTTTGTCCACTGGTATAGTTTCCGAGACCCATAAGTTGGTTGATCTCAGGAAGAGTAACTTGTAAATAAGTGCGGTAAGCAAGATCTCCGTTTCTGGAGATAACACATTGGACACGACGTCCGAAATCAGCTTGACCGTTGAATGTTTGTTCGATTGATTCGATGGCAAAGTTAGTATATCTACGATAAGTAACTTTCCAGAAAGTAATCTGAGGATTGCCTGTTAAGTACACATCTTGCTTTTGTATCTCTATAATTTCTTATAGAGCCAGAGTACACCTTAAGAACTTTCAAGTGTTGCTAGTACTATCATTAAGTCCCGACTACCGTCTACTCGTTGAACGTTCAACTTATTTCTGCATTTGCATCATTTATGTAATCTAATGCTAATTGTAATTTTTCATTCATTGTTATCGATTTACTTAGAAAAGATTTTCCTTTAAGAGTGGGATGATTAGAAACTCTATATCCTTCTTTTCCAGAATTATCAGTATAATATCTTACATATTTTGGAAGATCATTATCTTCTACTCTTTTTCTGGGTCGTTTTGGATATAGTTTTCCTTTATTTTTACCAATCATACTATTACGTTTTAATAACTGAGTTTCTGTAGTTTGTTGACAAAAATTTCCTCCACTTGTTAAATTATAACCGTTAGGACTTAGTGTATTTAATTCTAATATATATTGCTGTTCATACATATTCAATTCTTCTACTAAACATTCCCTCAATAATTCTACCTTGAAATTTTCATGACCATATTTCCTAATAGAATTATTTAGACGTCTGCAATAGTCTCTTGTGTTTGAATCTCTAATATGTTCTTTCCATCTGCTAATATATCCCCAATTTGTTCCATTTTTTAATTTTTTTACAGCTTGACCAATATATTTTTTTCCAGACGGACTAGTTAAACAATAAATATCACCGAGTTCCATTATTATAATATAAACTAATAACTTTAAATTATTTTTCGAAATAAGTTGCTTCGCTGCGGATTATCCAATCTTCAATGTTTTTACTATGCCATTGGTCTCTCTCCAACGGTATTATATATGTCACCACATATAAGAAGTAATTGAAGCTCTAAAGGAAGTCCCCGCAATTTGGAAGTCTTGCAGAATACATAATTTATTTATTTTATATTTTTATTCTATGATTCCACTAGCGAGTTATATGATAAATATTTGTTTCATATTTATCCACATATTTACACTGTTTACCCATTATGGTGATATGTGACCCATAAATGGCAGCTCACTGTTGGTGCCCAAGATATTAGTTAAGCACCGTAAGCGACGAGTTGCATTAATCCACCTCCCATTTTATAATATGGCTAAAGAAAAAAAATTTTTGGAAATTAAATTAATTAATTTTAATTTATTTTCAAATTAATTAATTTGCACAAATATTTTAGCTAATTTTATCTATGAAAAATTTTATTTAAATCTAAATTGCTGTTCATAAATTTCAATAAATATGTGTCTTCAAGCACTTCCTTTTTACCTTCATGATTTTTTGAGAAGACATATGAATCACCTTTTTTTTTTACAGACCAACCTTGTTCTATTGAATTATAAAGTAGAAGCATTTTCTGGAATTTTATTGCATCCATTTTTAAATCTTCATTTTCTAAATCTTTTAAAGTGTCTAAATTAATCTTAAATTCCATTAAAGTATTTCTATAAAAGTTTAATAACGTTTAAACTTAATTCATTTATTTATTACATTTATTGCACCTGGAATAAGTCATAAATAATAAAATTGTTCATAAAGAGAAACACATAAAAATATAATATCTAAATAAATAAAAATATTGTGAAAAAAATAAATAAATAATTTCTCTATATTATAAATTAAATAAATAACCATTTTAATATTAAAAGGGGTATGCCATCTTTTAAACCAAAATCAAGTAAAAAGATAAAATTCAACAAAAAATCAGCAATTACTCTTGATACAAAGCACAAAGAGTTTTTAAATGAATTTTCAAAAGATGAAAATACAATAATAGATTACAAGGTTGAAATCGATGAGTTAAATAAAAAACTTTCAGAAGACGAAGGTCAATTAAATATTGAAGAAAAATTGGAAATAACTGATCGTATATGTGAATTAAAAGAAATTATTAAAGAAACAAAACACAGGAAAAAAGATTATTTGCTTAATAATTCTAAATATATATTTGAATATTTTGAAAATAAAAAAAATATTTCAACTGGTGTAAAATCTCAAACTATTACAAACAAATCAAAATTAGTCAATAATTTTTTTAAAATAAAAGATGAAATTGATAGCGAAGTAAATTTAATGCAAAAGGATAATAATAATATTGTTTTGAAATATTTAAGTAATGTCAGTGATGATTTTTTAGATATTAATAATTTTGTTTATCAATCAGATATATGCCAGGTTTGTCATAAAGGTGAATTAATACCTCTTGAAGAAGACGGAATAATGATTTGCAATATATGCTCCAGAAGTATTCCTTATCTTATTGAAAATGAAAAACCATCTTATAAAGAACCTCCGAAAGAAGTTTGTTTTTATGCTTATAAACGTATTAATCATTTTAAAGAAATTCTTGCACAATTTCAAGGTAAAGAAACAACTCAAATTCCTGAAGATGTTATCGAAAATATTAAATTGCAAATCAAAAAAGAGAGAATTTCAATAGATCAAATTACCAATACAAAAACAAAGGAAATTCTGAAAAAATTAGGTTATAATAAATATTATGAACATATACCATTTATAAAAGATAAATTGGGTATAAATCCACCAATCATGACTCAAGAACTCGAAGAAACCCTATGTAATTTATTTGTTGAACTACAAGCACCCTATTCTAAATTTTGTCCGGATGATCGTGTTAACTTTTTAAATTATTATTATACGGCATATAAATTGTGTGAGCTTTTAGGCGAAGATCAATATTTAGAACATTTTCCAATGTTAAAGGATCCTGAAAAACGTATGGAGCAAGATGTAATATGGAAAAAAATTTGTGCTGAATTAAACTGGGAATTTATACCAACAATATAATTAACATATACTAAAGTTATTTGTAAATATGTTAATTTTCATACAATACAATAAAGTATATTGTATGAAATAATTAAGGTTTATATGGAAAGAGTTTTAACATATTTGTATTATAAATAGAGTAATTTGGATCATAACTATTTGCACCTACTCCCTTACCGAAACACATACCACCGCGTTGTTTACGTGTTTTTCTTGCTTTTTTTCCATTTTTTTTTCTAGAAATTCTTCTACGTTTTTTACCACCAAATGATCTATCTTCACTGGTCGTATAACCAGAAACATCACTTCGATTACTAATATTTAGTTCATTTAAATTCATCGTTCCTTGAGAACCAAATGAGTCATCTAAACTCTCACTAATATCTATATCATGAATATCATCATCTGCATGAGGAATAGCTGATAATTCATTACTTGGAATATTAAAAATGTTTTCATTTAATACTTCAACCATAACTTGTTCTGTCATATAATCAGGATCACCATGAAAACTAGGATCATTCTTAATTCTACGTACTCTTTGCATGACATCATTTAAAGAAATACCTAATTCTTTGAGAGTTTCAATCTGATTATTTGTAAAACCTTCTGCCTTTAGTTGTCGTATATCTTCTTGTGAGAGAGTGCCACCCTTCATATTATGTTTTTTATGTCTTTTCACCATATTATATTATTATTAGATTTTAAATTTCGTATTCATATTAAGGGTTTCATATTAAGGATATATATGTTATTTATTTCATAAAAGCATAATTTTTATATTTTTATAAAATCAATTAATTCGCCTTACCATTTATGGTCTAAAATCCCCCAGGAAATTTCACTAAATTTAGACCAATTCCTAGCCCAGTTCCTGAGCGTGCACTTGTTCCCATAGTTGGTACATAAGTGTCAAGAATGCTAAATGTAGCAGCGGCAGTCAATGCAATCAAAACAATTTCCTCAATATTCAAGGAACGTTTAGGAATAGCGTAAGCAGCAATAGCAACCATTAAACCTTCAACAAGATATTTGATTATTCTCTTAACGAGTTCTCCGACATTAATTACACCGTCCATTATATTAAATGTCAAGAAAAAATAATTTGTGCGCTAAATAACTTAAAAATAAATAATTCAATTAATTAAAATGGATCGTTCTAAAAGTAAGCAATCTAAGAAAACTGGGTTCGAGAGAAAAATGAATAATGGTAATACAAACCCTAAATATGTTGATTTATTGGAAGAAGACAAGCCTATTGCTGGTCAAAAATTTGTCTGTATGTCTTTTGTTTCTCCTGAAAAAATCCTTAAGGAAAAAGAGATTTTCTATTTTGAGGAATTCCTAAAGAACTGGGAATTTAATAAATCGATGGAAAAATTCTTACAATTTATTAATTTTGTTTCATACAAATACAATATATCATTTGAGGATTTAAATAAGGATTTTAAGGATTTTGTCCAAGAAGAGAAGACTAATTTATCTAAATCAAATTTATCAGATGATTATAAAACTTACCTTGACAATCATGAGGAGGAATTACAAAAGAAATTCGATGTTGAGCATAATTTCCAAACAAGCACACGAGGACTAAAAGTTAGAGGAGTTTATCCAACTGAACAAGAAGCAGAATTGAGATGTAAGATGCTAAGAGAGATTGACCCTAATCACGATATTATGGTTGGTCCAGTTGGACTATGGATGCCGTGGGACCCCGAAGCTTATAAGACGGGTCGCGTTGAGTATATGGAAGAGGAACTAAATCAGTTAATGCATGAGAAACAAAAGAATGAGGCAAATGCAAAGGCTGCTTTTGAACAACGTGTGAAGGAAACTAAACAACAAGCAATGGAAGAGAATATTAAGAAGGCTGAAAAATCAGGTAATACTTTATCCCAGACAATCGATGAAAACGGTAATTTAATTGGTGTAAATAACGCAAATACTCAAGAATTGACACTTGGAGAACAAGAAAATATTTCAACTGCTGATATTTGCAAGGAGTTATTTGAAGGAGAAAATATTGTTATAGGGAAATCGGATTATGGACAAAGTCAATTGAAGTCTGGACCATTTGCTAAAAATAAATAATTTGATTTATATGAATTTATAACAATTTAAAAACATTATTACTAAATTAATGATAATCATAATGTTTTTAATCAAAGAAAAAAGTTATAATAGTGAAGATCCTATTTACACAAAGATAAAAACTGATAATAAATTAATGTTTATACCAGAAGCCAGAGTAGCAAAAGATTATTTTAATACAGGGTTTTATGAACGAGGATATATTGATTGGGTATGTTCTAATTTTGTTAAAAATGATAAAAATATTATTGATATAGGTGCTCATATTGGATGGTATACTGTAGATATGGCATCTAAATGTAATCATGTATACTCATTCGAATGTTCTCCAAAATCATTTAATTACTTGTGTGCAAATATAGCAGTGAATGATCTCAATTATAAAGTTACAAAATATAATTGTGCATTAAGTAATGAAGAAGGGATAACAAAATATTATATTCGCGATTCAAATGATGGTGGTGGTAATGGTATATCTAAATTTGAATACGACAATATACATAACACACCTTCGATTGATGTTCCTAAAAAAAAATTAGATACTTTTGAATTAACTAATATAGATTTTATAAAAATCGATGTAGAGGGACACGAAAAGGAAGTATTAGAAGGTTCAATACAGACAATTATAAATAATAATTATCCTAAGATATTATTTGAATCATGGGATGATCATCAAGAAAAAAATGGTTTTCCTGCTATTAAGCTTAAAAGTGAATTATTTGAATTCATACAAAGTTTAGGTTATAAAATTATTAAAATAGGACAAGATATGTATATTGCTGAAAAATAATATAAAATAATTGTTACCTATAATATATCAAGTATAATGAAAATTTGTTATATTATCTTAACATGTGAAAACTATTTAGCTACTCGTGTGAAATTTTTATTAGATACTTGTTTAAAAAATATTGTTTCAAAAGATATTTATTTTTTATCATGTAAACCAATTGAACCGAATATTTATGGATGGAATACTGCTGACAATTATGAGAGTTGTCCTTTGAAATATGTTAGGTTTTTCCAAAATATGAAATTGGATTATGATTGGTATTATTTCATGGATGATGATACGTTTATTTTTCCAGAGAGATTAAATAAATTTGTGATGAATTATAACAAGGAAAATAGTTTATATATTGGGCATAGATGTGAAAATTATTCATTTCCAATATACATGTCTGGTGGAGCAGGATTTTTATTGACAAAATCATTATATTTATCTTTACTTGAGTATATTCGAAATACACCTGAAAATGAATTAATTACTTCTATTTATGGCGATTATTTAATTGGATTATGGTTATCAAATATCAATAAAGAAATAATTGAAGTTCGTGCATTTAATCCGCAACCTCATCAAAATGACACTGAATTAGACAATTGTATTTCTTTCCATTACTTAAAAACAGAAGAACAGTATTATTTTTACAATAATTTGATTGAACAAAATGAATAACGATATAATAAAAATATAATATAATAAAATAATATAAATAATCTTATATTATATTATATATGAAGGTTATTGATACATTGAACTTTATGGTATTTTTCTTGAAATTATCACTAATTTTTAACTTGGTTAGCGGAACAAATTTTGATCCAACCAGTTGTTTTGAAAAATTTATATCTCATTATGGAGTAAAAATTGAACCCATAAATTATGAATTTAGAAAAGGGTTATATTTACAAGAGCAAAAAAGAATTATAGCACATAATAATGCTAATAAAGGTTGGAATGAAACTATTACTCCAATGACAATCCTTACTGCTAGTGAAAGAAAACAGTTTTATGGATATTCTAAAGGGATTAATCATAATTCTATTAAACAAATGAAAAACATGAAATCCGAGACAATTGATTTAAATGGATTGCCAAAAAATGTGGATTGGAGAAATAAAGGTGTTGTTACAGCTGTAAAATCGCAAGGTGGATGTGGTAGTTGTTGGGCTTTTGCTTCCACTGCAGTAATTGAATCACATGTCGCTATAAATACAAATAAATTATATGATTTATCTCCACAACAAATCGCTACTTGTACTCCTAATCCATTAGAGTGTGGAGGTAAAGGCAATTGTCAAGGAGCAACAGCAGAATTGGCATTTGATTATGTTGCAAATTCTGGAGGATTATATGATGAATTTCAGCTTCCATATACTGAATATTACGGGGTTGAAGCACAATGTGTTTTACCATCGGATACACCTAGAGCTACCATTTCAGGATACACAAAATTGGAAGAAAATAATTACGAACAATTGATGTATGCTGTAGCAACGGTTGGTCCAATTGCTGTTTCAGTAGATGCGAGCGATTGGCATTCTTATTCTTCAGGAATTTTTAACGGATGCAATCAATCCAATCCTGATATTAATCATGCTGTTGTTCTTGTAGGATATGGTACAGATTATATGTCAGGACAGGATTATTGGTTAGTAAGAAATTCATGGTCTGCCTCGTGGGGCGAATCTGGTTATATAAGATTATTGCGTCAAACAAGAAATATTTATGATGATGATAATGATGAAACATGTGGAATGGATATAACTCCTCAAGATGGAACTGCTTGTGCTGGGGATAACCAACCTGTTAAAGTATGTGGAACTTGTGGAATTTTATATGATTCATCTTATCCTACTGGTGCAAATACAGTATAATTTGTTGGGTAACCTTTTATTTAACGTGTATAATAATTTTTATTAAATAACACTATAATAATAGTCATTTATTATATTTTTATTTTTAATATATCTACTCATCTTAGCGGAACAAATGCCTTCTAATTCTGCCGCTTTTGCTATAGTATCCCATGATGCTAATAATTGATGAGTATCTTTTTGTCTCTTATAAACTTTTTTACCTGTTGATGAAGTATTTTTTTGTATTTGAATATATGGTTGTTTTAAATACAAACCATAATATCCTTCATTAGATTCGCCATCAATCCAAACAGTAGCTTTAAGAACATAAGGTAATTTATTTAGGTATTCTTTAAGTTCTTTCATATCATTATCTGTTACTTCTTTATTAACACTAAGTTTCCATTTTTGATATTCACTCAATAATGATGAATTAAAAATTTTTCTGCAATCTGAAAATTCACAAGCATGAAAAATGAAATTTTCAACATCTGAATTATTAGAAATTTTTTTATATTCAACTGTTTTTAATTTAATACCTATATATCCATGATTTCTATCAATTCGTTTTGGTTTAAATCTGGTGTCTAAATAGTTTTTAAGCGCATGAAATACCTCTTTAGTTGGCTTAACTTTATTCCATAACCGATATCTTCCTTCTAAATTAACGGATAATTCTTGAACATCAGGTCTAATAATACAAATTTCGTTGACAAATTCATTAAACTTTTTATTCATTTCATCTTCAGGTAGTAAAACATTTTGATAAACAGACACTTCATTTATCTCAAATGTTTCAATAGTTTGTTGTTGTTTATCCAATTTCTCTCTCAAATTATTAATTTCAAGAGTTTGTTCCAAACATTTTTTTTCAATCAGTTTGATTTTGTAATATAATAAATTATTTTCTGTCTCTAATTCTTCATTACGTTTAGTAAGTTTATTAAAATTTTCTAAGCTGTAAATTTTGGATTGTATAATTTCTTTTATAATTTTTGTTAATTTATCAATAGAAAAACTATCACTATAGGCAATAATTTCTGTTTTATTTTTGTCAGCAATCTTAATTATTCTTAATTGTGGCTTAATTTTTGGATGCGATTTAATGAGATTTTCAATTTCAACTTTATTTTGAACTCTAAAAGCATTTTTAAGAGTAAAATTATTATAATAATTATGATGATAAGAAACTCTATTTGATAAATCATTTGTATGACCGAATTTAATTAATTTCTCTCCATTTTCATTTGTATTATCAATTGTTCCAAAATAAATGCATTCAGTATTTACTGGAAATTGACTAATTAATGTTTGTTCAACTTCTTTTTGTTTTTCATTGATAAGTTTATCTTTATTTTGTAATTGTAATTTTAATCCATTACATTCTTCATCAATAGTTTCCTGTAAAATTTGTTCTAATTTCATATAATATTCATGAATTTCATCAGCTTTTTTAGTTTGAGCTTTTAAACAGAATTTTTTAAATGTATTAATATTCATCATAAAAATTTCTTTATTATGACCACCATGAGATTTTTCATCTTGCTTTTCCAATTGGCAAAGCAAGATTTTATAATCATTATTAATTTTAAAATTTTTTTCTAACATTCTTTTTGCATTAACTTTTTGCCCGAATCCTAACCATTTCCATACATTATCTAAGTCAATAACAAAATCTTTTACTGGGTCGCAATTCAAATAACAATAAAAACTTGATAAAAATAATTGTTGCTCAAAATCTGAAAAATTTGCTTTAATTTTTGACAATAATTTAATATTATAATCATTTGATAACTTAGTTATCGGGTTCTCTTCAATCAATTTAACAATATCTAATTCTTCCATTCAATTATACATTAATAATAATTTAGTCTCTAAGTTGTTATTATATGAAGTTGTTTTTGTTTTAAAAAGTAAAAGCAAAATTACAGTTATTAATTTTGATTATCCAATCGGAGAAGCAAAAATTTACCAATTAGTAGTTTTCTTAACACTTATTCTTGGTCCAGCACCTCGTTTTTTGTTCTTAGTAGGGTCATACTGTTCTTCTTGGTCTTCATCAGGCAATCCCTTTGATAATTCCCAGAATTCTTTTGAACCAAGACGAAAATCATTATGATTATCTGCCTTATAATAAAATACTTGATCGTTTAACTTATTAGATTTAGAGTTATTATTAATAACAAGGCATTCATAATTTTCCGTACATTGATCCATTACCTGACAAAAGGCTTCAAATGTTGGAAACATACCAGCATAATTCTCATATATTCGTTTTCTATTCGCAATGTAATTCTCTCGAAGAATAAAAACATAATCTATATTTGTTCTTAGTGTAGGTGGAATACCTAATGGATATTGCATTGTGATAACTAACATGACCTTCCAGTGTCTCCCGTTCATGAAAAGTAATCGCATTAATTTATCACGAGACCATGTATTGTCATATAAACAATCATCTAATATAACAAATGCTCTGGGGTCAATTGTGGACCGTTTATATGTTTCCATCTCTTTTTTAACTTGTTTTAACACAGTTCTCTGACGTTTTAAGATGTTCTCAATAATTGCCGAATTATATTCGTTATGAATGAACAACCGCGGCACCATTTTGCCGTAAAACCCGTTGCCTTCTTCTGTTCCTGATATGACGGTTCCAATTGGAATATCTTGTTGATACCATAATAGATCTCTGACTAAAAATGACTTACCAGTATCACGCTTACCGATTAAAACAACGACAGGACCTTTATTTTCATTTGGTTTAAATTGGATACTTTTCATATCAAATTTCCTTAGTTCCAAAGTCATTATATATTATTTTAAAAAGAAATTTAAATGTCATTTTAACGCTAAATATATAATAACAAATATTTATATAAACAAAAGTTTTCATTTATTATTATATAATGGAATTAGGTGTTAAGACTACTACTATTATTACAATGTTTTTTAATATGAAAAAACTAAAAGATAGCACAGAGTTAACAAGACCATTTGAATTTTATATTAATAATTGTAAACCAGTATTAAATTTAAATTATCCCATGGTTATTTTTTGTGATGAAGACACATATGAACCTATTAAACAAATTAGAGATACTCTAATTAATGATAATAATACTAAATATATAATTAAAAATATTGAAGAATATGATTATTATCAAAATTGTTGGAGTATTATTAATGATAATAGAGTTAAACATGGGCAACCAAAAGACAGAAGAAATACATCCTCTTATTTATTAATGGGAATGTTTAAACCATATGCATTTCATTATGTTAATCAACACAATTTTTTTAATACAACTCATTATGCATGGATTGATATTGGATGTAATCATATTGTCAGGGAATTACAAACATATGCACCTAAAATGTTGAACAATCCTAATTCTAAAGTAACTGTATGTTATATTCATTATAGAGGGCATAATGAATTAGTTAATATGAGACAATATATGAAAGATGGAGGACCATGTGGTATAGCATCTACTGCTTATACAATAGAAACAAGTTATGTTTCTAAATTCTATACAAGTATGTTTTCAATTTTATATGAACAATTATTTAATGAAGTAGGTCATACTGACGAAACAGTTATGACATACTGTTACGATAAATATCCTGAAATATTTAATATTTATGGTGGAGATTATGGGTCAGTATTTGTTAATTATCACAAACCATCTCAAGATTTAAATATAATTATACATTGTTTTATTACAAATGCTTTGAAAAACAATGAAACTACTATTGCTAAAAATATGGCTAGAGAATTATTAGATAATAATTCTCAATTAGATACAAACACATCAAATTGGTTAAGAAGTATTTCATAAAACCTTTAGAAATAATTCATAAATAAAGAAATACTATTGTAATTATATTCAATATGATAATTTTCAGTAGTTTAGAAACAATAAACTATTTAACAAAATAATAAGTTAAAAACACATTAAATTTATATTTTAATTCACTAAAGATGTTTACGATAAATTATCAGAAAAGGAAAAACACTGAATTATTTAAGCGTTTTGAGGAACCAGGTACTCTTTTTCTCTCGAAAACTCAAAATTATATACCTATTTATACACGGTTTTTCAATTTAAATGATACAAATTATAATAGTATTAATCTGAATAACAAGTGGTTTATTTCCAATATAGATCCTGAAGGGAAAATAGAAAATAACGATAATCTTTTTATGTGCAGAATAAAAAATATTGATACTAATAAAGTAAAAGATAGAGAAGTATTTTTTAAGATGGCTCCTTTGTTGGACCCATATAAATATATGATCGGGAAATATGACATGACAAATCCTAAACTATTTAATTTACCAAAATTAACGTCGACTGTAGAAGATTGTAATCCTAAGTTTATTGATGTAAATAATTCTGCTTATGTGGATGGATTGTTTTTATTCTTATCTAGTCAATTAAGACATACTTTTAAATTTATCCATGGAGTAGACTATTATGGATCTTTTTTGGCAATCAAAAACGATTTCAAAATTAATGTTTTTGATGATATTGATTATCTCAATAATTCTGAGTTTTTTAATAAAAACAAAAATATTCTATTTAAAATAGATGAATATGAACACTTATTTCAACATGAGCAAACTAAATTGAAACCATTAACAATTGGAAATAATGTAAGTTTAAAATCGGTAGCATCTTTTAATAATGAAATTTTTGAAAATGTCTTTGAAGAGACAAATGCATTTGACTTAAATGATTTGAAGGATATGTCACTTGATTTGGTTGACATTACAAACTCAAATATGCCAACTGAGCATCAAGTTACACTTAAAAGTAATTCGACATGCTCATCAAGATCATCGCATACAAATGATGACGATTTAGATAATTGTGATAATTGTCACGGAGATGGTGAAGTATTTGATTCAGGTTCTGAAGATAAGAATAGTTATGGTAGTGACGAAAAATATAAAAATATAGAAGATAATTCAGATGAATATACTGATTGTAATGAAGAGGAAGAGCAAATAAATGTTATAATCCCTAATTTTCCGGTTCAAGTTATTGGAATGGAATATTGTGAAAATACTTTTGATGATTTAATATTAAACAACGAATTAACAGAAGACGAATGGTTGTCCGCATTCATGCAGATAATTATGATTCTTATTACATATCAAAAAGCATTTAATTTTACACATAACGATTTACATACAAATAATGTAATGTATAATCAGACAGATAAGAAATATTTGTATTATTGCTATAAGAAAAAATATTATAAGGTTCCAACATTTGGAAGAATATTCAAAATTATAGATTTTGGGCGTAGTATTTTCAAATTTGACGGTAAAGTATTCTGCAGTGATAGTTTTCAAAATGGAGGTGATGCGGCTACACAATATAATACTGAACCATATTTTAATGAAAAGAAACCAAGGTTAGAACCAAATTATAGTTTTGATTTATGTCGGTTGGCATGCTCTATTTTCGATTATGTTATTGATGATTTTGACGAAATGAGGGATTTAAGCAAAATAAAAGAACCAGTAAAACGTCTTATTTTCGAATGGTGTTTAGATGACAATGGTATTAATATGCTTTATAAAAATAATGGAGTAGAGAGATATCCTGATTTTAAATTATATAAAATGATAGCTAGATGTGTTCATCATCATACACCTCAAGCTCAGCTAGAACGTAAAGAATTCGATAAATTTTCGAAATTTTATAACGGAGATCTTACTGAAAGAGACATTAAGAATATGGATGAAGTTATAAATATAGATAAAATTCCATCACATATCTAAAAAATATTTTTATTCGTTACAAAACTCATAATAGATTTTATTTATATATATTATGAGTAGCTTTGGGTTTATAATAACAAGACATGTTAACTCTGAAAAAACAAATAGGTATTGGAACCATAATGTAAAATTATTAAAAACTTTATATCCTTTAATAAAAATTGTAATTATAGATGACAACAGTGATCACAATTTTGTAAAACCCGAATTTTCATATAAAAATGTAGAAGTTATTCATTCCGAATTTCCAGGAAGAGGTGAATTATTACCTTATTATTATTTTTTAAAACATAAATTTTTTGAAAATGCAGTAATAATTCATGATAGTGTATTTTTACACAAAAGAATAAATTTTGAAAGATTAAATGGAATTAATGTTATGCCGTTATGGTTTTTTTATTCAGACAAAGAAAATGTTGAAAATACAAAACGTATAGCTTCTTATTTAAATAATAGTGTTATTATTAATAATAAAATTTCAAATGAATTTAATTTGCTTGGAATGAAAACGGATAAATGGTTTGGATGTTTTGGTGTACAATCATATATAAATCTATCGTTTCTGGAAAGAATTCAAGAAAAATATAATATAGTTAATTTAGTACAAGCTGTAAGATATAGATCCGATAGATGTTGTTTAGAGAGAATATTTGGCGCTATATTCTTTACAGAATGTCCAAGTTTATTCTCAACAAAATCGTTGTTAGGCGACATCATGAAATATCAAAAATGGGGTTATACATTTGACCAATATATGACTGACTTAAAAAAAGGCACTATTCCATGTCATGTGGTGAAAGTATGGACTGGTCGTTAAATTATACAATTAGAATGCTGGATTATCAGTAAAAACTGGTGTTACTTTTTTTCCTGCACCAGCTGTCATAATTGGATTTAATTGATCAATTAAAAAATGTGCTATTATTACACTAAAATAAACGACAAGAGTATCTCTTATTAAAACCTTTAATGGTTTGCTTTCTTTTTCAATATACCTCATTTCTAAAAATTTTACTACTAAAAATGTAATTGATATTATTGTTGCTATAATAAATATATTTGTTGCCATGTATTACTTTATTGAAGAACAATCTTATTTTTATTTTTACGCAATTTATTCTAAAACTTCGATTTCATCTATCAACAAGTCAGGTAACAAATCTAACTTTGGCTCTTCAATATTGTTAATATCTAAACTATCTAAAGTAAAGTCTTGATCAGAAATATTTAACTTCAGGTTATTGTCATCTTCTTCTGCTTCTCTTTTTCTTTGTTCATTTCTCATAATACTTATTTCTTCTAATCTATCAATGTTCTTTGGTGCACTGATCTGTGAGAGACCGTCATCAGTTTTAATATAGTCTATATCATTAAAACTTACACCACCACTTTTTTGATTTGTTTGAGGTACAGATATTTCATTTACAGGTTGTATAATTGGTTCGTGTGTAATTTCTTCTTTCACCTCTTCAATAACATCTTCCTCGACAGTCTCATCCATATAAGCCTTTAAAATTGCTTCAACTGGAATACTTTCTCTCAATGTGTTCAATATACATTCTTGAACAATAATCTCTAATTCTCGATAATTTTTTTGTATTTGCAGTGGTTCAATTCCAACTTGAAACAAATAAACATTTTTATATATCTTTCTAGCTACAGTAATGTAAACTTTATGAATAAAATCATCTAATTTAGGTATATTAATATCAATCTTCTTTTGTTTTTGTCCAACCCTCATAGCGGTTAAAATTTTGAGTTGAATAATATGAACACATGTTACTAAATCTTCTAAATAATTGCAACCAGATTTTTCGCAAATTCTTTTTCTCTCATTTTCTACTATTTGTTGGTTCCACTTAGGAATTCGAGATATCAAATTTTGAAATGTCATTAAATATTTATCCATTTCATTATTATCCTTGCATAATTTTAACGATTCCTCGAGAATTGATTTATATCCATCAATAATTAAAGGTGTCAATAGTGTAACTAATCTAGCTCCCCATTCATTTTTAGATTCGTGTAGTGCACTAACATTAAAGTCATCCATTTACATAAAACTTATATTTTCTAAACATAATTCTGAACTTAAAAAAATAAAATTTAATATAAATAAAATTAATAATTTTTCATTCCTAAATTCCCTCCTTACACGATTAAAACATATTAATAATTCATATCGTCTCTCATTTGTAATTAGATTTTCTAAGAATTTTGGGTTTTCTAATAATGTTAATATATCTAAAGCACTATATCCTTTCTCATAAAATTTTGTACATAACAACATCAAGTCATTTAGTGTTATTTTTTTATTTATTTTACTTAGTTCTTTTGATAAACCATAATATTTTTGTGCTTTTATATCTTTCATTTTAAATACTTCATTTAAATTGTATTTATATAGATTTACAGTTTGCCCATTTACTACCGGTTCAGGTACATAAATTTCGCAAAACCGAGATATAATCGGTTTCATTAAACTGTATTTATCTTCAGCAATAATAAAAAAACGTGTATTATGACTAAATAATTCAATACATCTACGCAAAGCTGATTGAGCATCCATTGTTAGTTTGTCAGCATTTAATAATACAATACTTTTAAAATTATATCCTCCATTACAATTAATATGTGTTTTTGCGAAAAATTTAAGATCTTCTCTAATAAATTTAATGCCTTTACCATGTGAACAATTAACATACATAGCAAATGATTTTATTTTCTCTCTATTATTATTGTAAATCTTATGGATAAATTCATTAACAATGGAGCGTTTTCCACTTCCAGTTGGTCCATGAAAGATAATATTTGGTATCTTATGAATTTCATGAAAGTAATGTAATTTTTCTTTTATATTTTGATGAATATTTAATGACATATAAGTTACTATATTTTACAATGTGTTTTTATATTTAAATATAACGTATTAATTTATTTGAAAGGATTTTCTATTTATCTATAAGTAATTAATGATTATAGATAAATATTTTATGAAGTAGGTTAGACAGAACTAGTCAATGAATGAGTATAAGGATTTGATTTGAAAGCAGAAAGTATATCTGGATTAATACGATCACATCCTTTACATTCATTGTAATATTGAGGTACATGAATGGCACCGTACGTTTGTACACTAGGTGGGAGGGCTGATAATTGTGAATAAGCAGGATTAACTCTTCCGGCAAATCTATCACAATCGTCTCTGCAGTGAATATTCATTTGCTGATTAAATATTTGAGTTCCTCCAGGATTTGGTCTATTCATTATTGTTTGCGATTTAATGTCATTATTATGTTGTCTATATGCAGCATCATAATTCATATCACCGTAACCTGTTGCGTATCCACCAGCTGCGGTATAATATTCACAGCTTGTTGTGTCTCTTTGTGTTAAATCTGGTGCTGTATAATTATTTACATATATACCATCTTTTTGGTTATTAATATTAAATGTAGGAGAGTAAAGGGTTGTTTCTTTCACGGTTGTTTGAGTAGTATCTTGAGGATTATAAACGGGACCTTTGGACACTGAACCAGCATCACCATAAATTCTTACATTGTTCATAGTCTCATCCTTTCTTGTTGGTCTTAAAATATCCATTAAGGGAGCAACAACTGCACCTATTGCAGCACTGAAACCGCTTCTGATTGAGTCAGGTTGTTTGACAGTTGAACGATTATTTTCGTAATTGGTATGGCTACGTAAGCAGGCGTCTTTATCCGTATGATCTCCTTTACCAATTGCTCTAGAATGATTAATACCACCAGGTATTACTTCATGACGTTTAGATGGTTCGTAATTTTGAGGAGCTGTTGCTGCCTTTACATCTATTGCTCCTGCAGGACCCATATAATCGACTGGAATATCATTTCTTCTTACAATTCCCATTTCTTGAATTGGTCTTAAAGTTTCACCTTTAGATGCACCAGTAGTTGTTAACCAACGATCTTGACTATTGATAAAAAACGTATCTGGTCTCTGTTTTTCAACACGACCTAACATCTGAGTTGTTGCAGCGGTTTTGATAAAGGAGTCAGCCGGACCTTCATGACCTAATAATTGATATTCCAATTTTGGATTAGTATCAACACGCAATTCATCTACGGTTTTTGGCAACCATTTATCTCTAGCTTCCATACCAGCATTATATCCATTGGACCCATTAATACCATAACCTTTATCTAAACCAGGTCCCACCATTATACTGTCAAAAGGTTTTACATTATTATTTTTCATTGCTGGATTAACACGTGATTGATAAAAATCACTTTGATTTGGCATACCATATGCCCACTGCATATTTTCTTCAGGTTTAAATAGCGGCGCTTGTTCAATTTTTTTTATAGTTTGAGAACCAGATCCATTCATATTATCTAAAACTGTTTCAGCTATATTAATATCATATGCTTTACCCTTTACTTTACCACCATTAAAAGGTATCATATTATTATGTTTAAACTGTTGAGAATCTAAATAGTTACCTGTTAGAGAGAATATTTGTTGTGGATTTTGACCAACTGCAACACCTTGTCTCTCTTTTTGTTGATATAAATTTTGATTAAAGTATTTGTCAGTTGCTGTATTTGGATTAGGATAATTTTGAACTGTATCAACTAATTGATTTATATTTGATACAGGAAAATTTTGTGGAGGAATATTTGTATTTGGTAAATAATTACCATGAACTTCGCTTTGTCTTGTGGCTAGATTTGTTCTAGTTCCCATATTTACAAAATTTTCTTGACTTAGTTTTCTGATTTCTTTTTTAGCACAATCGTCGTTTTTTTGATTTGATATTACATACATACCACCTAATGCTATTAATGGGACAGCTATTTCCATATTTATATATATAGAGTATTATATTTTAATTCACATATAATAATCTAAATCCACTTTAAAAGATATCAAAATAATAGAAAATAATACAAAATAAAATTTTTATATTCGTTAAATACTTTGACATAAATCGGTTTGACAACATATACTTCATTAACCTATATAACTTCCTCTAATTAGATTATAACTAGTAGGCAACATATTTTTTGTCTGATCTAAAACACAATCCCTCTTTGGCGTGAAGTAATCTTTTTCTAAAATTCTTGTACTTAAATTGTTTTGAAATGGAATGGCAACATTTGCCTGCGGATTTAAAGGAGGATATGACCAATCTGTTTGAGGTAAATCTCTATACCACCATGCAGGATTTGTAGCTCTAGATTGTTCCGTTGTTAATGTTGAACATGTAGGATACTGAATAGCTTCATTTGGCACATTATAATTTTTATATTCGTCTTTTCCTAAACAATCTCTGCTCAAAATTCTATTGACACCTCTTAAATCACTTTCTAAATTTATCACATTTGTTCTTAAATTAGCTCCCCATTTTTGCGGAATAATTTGTGGATCTTCCATATAACAAGGTTTATCACCATTTCCCGGAACATTTAATATCCATCTACCTGGATCAGTTGCTTGTTGTAACGATTTTTTTGTTCTACAATCATCATATTTAAATCGTGTGAAAGCCATCTTATAATTATATAATATAATTAATTATTTGTTTAATAAATTTTAATTTAAATACTTAATAATTGTAAAATAAAATGGAGCTTGTCGAAAAAACACCTACTTTGTGTTTAAATATGATTGTTAAAAATGAAAGTCGAATTATTACAAGATTATTTGATACAGTAATATCTATCATTGATTCTTATTGTATTTGTGATACTGGTTCAACAGATAATACTATTCAAATAATAGAAGATTATTTTAGAGAGAAAGGCAAACCTGGTAAAATTGTCCAAGAACCATTTAAAAATTTTTGTCACAATAGAAATTTTGCTTTACAATCATGTATTGGTTTATCTGATTATGTATTGCTACTTGACGCTGATATGACACTGGAAATAAATAATTTTGATAAGAAATTATTGAATAACGCACAAAGCTTTAGTATTCTTCAAGGTAATGACTCCTTTTATTATCAAAATTTAAGAATTATTAAAAACAATGGATTGTATAAATATGTTGGTGTTACACATGAATATATTAATACTCCACAAACAAATAGTACAATCAATCTCAGTAAAAAAGATATATTTATTCGTGATATTGGCGATGGAGGTTCTAAAAGTGATAAATTTGAAAGAGACATTAGATTGTTGTTAGACGGTATAAAAGATGAACCACATAATGCTGCGCGTTATTATTTTTATTTAGCAAATAGTTATCATGATGCTGGCAAGTTTGAAGAAGCCATTCCGGCGTACAAAAAACGCATTGAATTTGGGGGGTGGCAAGAAGAAGTATGGTACAGTTATTATCGAATAGGAAAATGTTATCAGAATTTAAATAAATTTGCTGATGCTTTATATTATTGGTTAGAAGGATACGATTTTTATCCTAATCGTCTAGAAGCAATATATGAAATAATTAAATATTATAGACTTAATTCGAAACACAAATTGTGCATGAATTTCTATAATATAGCCAAAGAAATACTTGATAAAAACGAAAATAGAGATAACTATTTATTTTTACATAATGATGTATATATATATCAAATAGATTATGAATATACTATATTTGCTGCTTATTGTGGTGTAAAAAATATTGATAAACAAGTTGTAACTGTCTTTAACCAATCTAATGGATCAGAAATTAATAATCTTTTATCGAATATGAAATTTTATAAACATATTTTACAAAAACAATCCTTATATACTGCAGACAATTCAATAAATCTAACTATTAATGGAGAAGATACTAAATTTATCTCTTCGTCCAGTTGCCTAATTCCTACTCTAGGTCTTGATGGTTATTTATGTAATATACGATATGTAAATTATCATATTGAACCAAACGGCAGTTATATTGACTGCGATAAGCATATAATAACAGTTAATAAATTTGTTGAATTTGATAAAAACTTTAAAGTTATTAAAGAGAAATGGATGAAACTATCATACGATGGACGATTATATATTGGTATTGAAGACATCAAAATTTATTATGACAAAGATAAAGAACAATTATTATTTATTGGAACAGGCTATCATTCAAATAATAAAATAGGTATTGTTTCAGGATTATATGACACAGAAAATGAAAAATTAGATGGAAATGAATTAACTCAAAAATTTAATAATAGTCACTGTGAAAAAAATTGGGTATTTGTCGAATATAATAATGAATTACATATCATTTATGATTGGTATCCTTTAAAAATTTGCAAATTAGATAATAATATATTGAGTATCGCTGAAACGAAGGATATGCCGAAATTATTCTCTCGAGTAAGAGGTTCAACTTGTGGATATATTTATAATAAAAAAGTCGGAGAAAATAATAATGGAAATATTGCAATTGATATTTTTGAAAGTGAAATATGGTTTATCAATCACATTGTATCATATGAAACACCTAGACATTATTATCATATAATAACAGTTTTTGACACCAATATGAATTTACTGCGTTATTCCGCCCCATTTAAATTTGAAGGAGAACCAATTGAATATTGTTTAAGTATTGTAGTCGAAGATGAAAAAGTAGTAATAAATTACAGTACTTGGGATAGAACAACACGAATAGGTATTTATGATAAAAAATATATCGATTCACTTTTATTATTTAGTCCACTTGATATAAATATGTAATTTTCATTTAATGATATAAATAAAACTATTTATATTATTAGTAAATGTCAACAACTTTTGTTACGGCTTATTTAAAAGTTTATGAAGAAGAATATGATGATACAAGAACATTTGAAAATAGATTAAAGTATTTTATATTGATTTTAGAGCTAGGAATTAATATTTGTATTTTTATTGAGCCTGAATTTCGAGATAGATTTAATCAGCTAGCAGAAAAATATACAAATTTAAAGATTATTGGTTCTATGAAGATTGAAGATCTTGAATTATATAAGGTTGGTAATAGTCATCCTGAATTATGTAATCTACCATTAAATCGCAATAATTTGAAGGATACGAAAGAATATATGTTTTTAATGTTGTCGAAATTAGAATTTATTAAGAAAACAATTGATGCTAATCCATTCCAAAGTATAAATTTTGGTTGGTTTGATTTTAGCTTAGTATATATTTTTAAAGATGTGGATAATACATTGTTAAAAATTAAAAAAATATCAAATACCAAATTTAAAGACAGATTTATTTATATGCCTGGTTGTTGGAATTTTAAGGCTGACACTCTCGATTATTTGAAAAACAATATTGTTTGGCGGTTTTGTGGCGGCTTTCTAATTGGTGACAAAGAAACCTTAACTCGGTTTTACATAACAAACCACAATTGTTTTTTAACTTTTTTAAATGAAACAAAAACACTTGTTTGGGAAGTAAATTATTGGGCATGGTTAGAAAGTAAAGGATTAATAACTCCTACATGGTATTTAGCTGATCACAACGATACAATACTCGATATACCAAATATCTAAATATATAAATATGGACCTTGACCCTTTACTTCAACATCAGACTTAAATGGTTCTGTAATAATTTCAAGACGTTTTCCTGTTACTTGCCAATAAAATTTGCAGTTTTCACCGTAAACATGAAATTTATTATCGGCGACTTCACTTGCGTTTAATACCTTAATTTTTCCATTATAAATTGGTGTAATTTGAACAGTAAAATCCGTTGCAAATGCTGCTACGTAATTTGGCAATTCAATAGTAGTAGAATTATTATCTAATATTTCTCCAATTCCCCTGTAATAAACACCTGCTTCTGGTCCTTCTAAACAAGCATGGACCAAATATTTGTCTTCGTCAATAGGGTGATTAATAATAAAGGATTTTGGACCAGTAGGGCCAGTGTCTCCTTTACAACTTCTACCAGTTGGTCCAGTCACAGAAGGTCCTGTTGCTCCAGTTGGTCCAATTTGACCGATCGCAGATGGACCGGTTGGTCCTTGAATTCCTTGTGGACCTTGACTTCTTAAATCACAACATTTCAGTGCACCTAAATATTGGGGATAATTTCCATAGTATCTTGACATTTATATATAATTATAATAAATTATTTATAAATTTACTATTTTCAATAATCGTTCTTTGTCTATATTATCATATCCAAAGAGATATTTATTGCACCATTCTGTATTCATATTTGTAGGTGAAACGTATAATTTTTGTTTACAATCCTTTCTGAAATCATGGATGAGATAAGTATACGCCATGAAATTCAAACATTAATGGAAAAGGTGCAGTAACTGAAGCAACCATTGTCATTGATTTAGCATCAATTACAAGCAACTTCGATTTGTTATCATTTCCATCACGCGAGACTACTAGTAAATGACCATCGTCTTCAATCGTAGAACCTACATTAGGAACGAAAATTGGTTCACCTAAATATACATTCAATTTTGAGAAGAGAGTTAATGTTGCTGTACTTGCAGGAAGTGAACCTGATAAAACCGATTGAGCTGTGCAAATATCGATCTTCACAATTCCCATATCTTCATATCGAGTGGATCCGTTTGCATGATAAGCAACACCATATATATAGCAATAATTCTTTCCGTTATAATTATTATTGATAGATAGTAACTCTACACGATATTGATCTCCAAAGCTGTCTTGAAGCGGAAAATCAATACGAGATATAATTTTCATGGTATCAAGATCAAGTGTAACTCGCTTCACATTATCGCAATTGTAAGGCATTGAATTACGAACTGTAGTACTCAGTATATCCTTTAAATTACCTAAAACATGATTACCAAGGATACCTTCCATAGAATTATATGAACAAACATCAATATCAATCTTCTTATGAGTATCATCAGAGAATTTTCCATTAGCATAATGAAATACGAAGAAATTACTAGCACTAGGAGTATTAATAACTGCAGCTGGTTTTGCTTTACTATCAGTAGAAGTGAGATCAAAAATGATGAATTGAGAATCTTCGGAGGAAAGTTTATCCGTGATGGAACAACTGATACAAGAGTTAACACCAGTTTCAAGGAAATTCAGCTTAACTGGACTGGTATAAATAATAGCATAGTGACCAACAACCATAACAGTATGAATGCTATATGGAAGATAACCAAGATGATAGGAACCCACAACCTGTCTAGTATTATCATCTGACATTTTGAACAACTTTATTGAAGTACCAGTTAAATCCTTTTGACCAAGCCAATTGACACGGAATACTTTCTTATTACTATCAATATACTCAGCAGAATGACTAGATGAGAAAGTTCCCTCAATACCATCATCGTGGAATTGAGTTGCACCAATAGTTCTCAAGGTGTCGTAGTGAATTTGATTTGTTTGATAAAAATCAGTGCTAACTGTAATGAAAGATCTCTTTGTAGGAAATTGATAAGGAAAAACGTCAGTGTTATCCATGTTATTAAGTTGCACTATTTCAAAGCGATTAGGATTGACATTCTCAGATGTGATATGTGGAGGAATATCATTACCTGAACCACTATTATTCCATAAAGTACTCTTAATAAGAGAAGATTGAAAAAGGATATGATCTTTTGAACCAAATGTCCACTTCGATATACGCCCAAACCCATCAATAAAGTTTGTATAATTTGCATTGGCAGTATTCAATACAGAAGGTCCAAGACGAATGAGTGCACCATTTACGGTGAGACTTTCAGGAAGACTAGTTGATCCATTGAAGAATTCTATATCAAGTTTTATAGGAATATCTGTGATCTCTGCATGCTGATCATCAAACCAATGACCGAATGGATCACATACAACATTGACGAGACCGATGAAAATTAGTAATAAACCAAATACCTTCATGTTACAACTATTATCAAATAACATATACTATATCTTTATATTCTTTTATATAAATATATAATTGGACCGTAGGATGTAGACAACTATGCTGAGGGCAAGGCTGCCAAACAGAGTCTTATGCTACCCAAACTGGCAACATTATACTTCACAACTAACGGCAAATCATTTTCCAAGTAAACTTCAATTTGTTGGCATAAATTTGTGCATTTTATGAAATACCCGAGGTTTTTGAGCGAGAATTCTCCCTGTATAATTTTAGATGAATCCTGCTTTGAAATGAAACCCATACTACCATCTGATTCGGCACGATGAATTTCCGCAGATGCAAATTGTCCAGAGCACTTAAATATCAATTCATTACCGACTGATTTAATTTCAAGTTTATCTGAAATGCACGACAAATCTCGAATAATTTTTTGGAAATCAGCAGAAGGTAAATTAATAATTGATGAAAAAGTAACATCTGGATATTGCAGCTCCTCTGGGTCAGGCTCAATCAGTCGCAGCTTCTGTGTCTTACATTGCTTAATCTCTCCATTTTCATATTTGAGAGATAAATAAGATACTATACCGTCTACATAATCTGAATTTTCTATGTAAATAGTTAAAGTTTCATCATTCTCAATAGTGTTGATTAATTTGAATAGATGAAACATATTGACACCAATAATGATTTTGTCTTTTTTACATTCATAAAACTCGAAATTTTGAGCAGACAAAAATAAATGTACTAAAATAGTATGTGACTTATCCATATTGATAATTCTCATACCATCAGGTTCAAAAGTAATATTTGTTTCTAACAAAATATCTTTAAGTGCAGTCATTAGTGTTCTAAATGGCGCAATTTGGACAGTTTTTATGGTAAGAACATTACCTTCGGTTGATGACATGATTTGGTTCTTATTGGAAAATGTGGACATTATAGTAAATTTTAACTTAAAATCTTTAAATACTTATAATATAAAATATTTAACGCATTAATTTATATATTTTATCATTATCTAAATTAACAATATTATCCAATTAACAATATTATCTAATAAGAATTGAATGAAATTTGAAGTATATCTTTTAATAATGTATTTATTTCATGAATAAATGTATCTACTGCTACACCATTATATGTTCGGCCTTTCTCCGTACTAAAATATAATTTATCTAATAAGTCATTTATTTTATTTTTTATTTCATCACTGACATCTATATGATTTATAGTATATAATGTCCAAAAACCAAATTGTGTAAAAATATAACTATAATTTATTCGTGAGTTCTTTAATTTAATTGATTTTAAAATATCTTCTAAACTTGGATAGAATTTTGCTATTTTTGGGTGACTATGCCATATAATTTGATCATAATATTCAAAATTACAATGATGTCTTAACTCATCTACATTATTTTCTTTTTCATGAATATTAATAATGTATCCATCGTTTGTTTTGCTAATAGTTCCACATTTTTCATAATTTATATTATCATCAATAGTTATCTTTTTTATATATGGTACAATTTCATTAAATCTTTTTGCGGAAAATATTTGACTGTTCCCGCCTTTTAAATTCATTTTGGTTTTAGGAACACGTCTTGTCCCGTGTCCATGTTTTGCTCTTGCTTTTTTTGCTAAAGTCAATGCTCTTGATTTTGGTTTACAACCTTCTTCTAAAATATTATAATCAACAGCGGCTGCTTTCCCTGATGTTATTGCACTTGCTAATCGTGCTACACCCCACGATTGTGCAGTTTGATTTGGTCTTGAGCCAGATGAATAATATGCTCCAGCTCCCTTATTGATTATTTTTGCTAAAGCTGATTTAGAACATCCCGTTGCATTTGCAAGCTCATCTGTAGCGCCAATTTTATCTACATGATACATTTTTTCTGCATTTATTATGTGGTTAGATTTTTTAGATTTAAAAGAGGCTACTTTGGGTCTTGAACGATAAATTCCTTTTCTGTATAGACGTCGTGATTTCATAAGCTCTTTTCCTTGTTTTTTCCTGTCTTTTCGTGTAAGCCTTTTAGGTAAATAACGTATATTAATTTTCATATAATATCTAAATATTATTTGTATCTATAGATACAGTTATATGTATTTACATTTTAGTATCTAATATTCTGTTACTTTGATAATTTTATATGTTTTTCATTTAAATATATTTAAAAACATTTAAATTACTTATTGTAATGGCTCAACCTAAACGCACGGATTGTTTATCAACTGTTGAAAAACTTTATGAACGTTATAAAGATAATGACTATATGTTACAAAGAATATATAATCATGTTCACGTTTATTTACCAAACACCCTAGCACATGAAGCAAAAAATCATGAGAAAAGGCTCAACCTTAATAGTTATCTATCTGAAGAACAGCAGATTTTTATGCAAGTTTTTCTAAGTAAGAACAACTATTATTATTTGTCAAGCAACAACTTCTATTATGAGTATAATGGAATAGATTATTTTATTGTTAAAGAAGACGAAATTCTTCATAAACTTCTCTCGACTATATCTAAAGAAAGAACTCTTTTGCAGTGGAAGCATAAAACTAAGGCTGCAATTATCAAACAAATTAAAGATAGAAATTTATTCACTTCAATTCCTGAAACGGATACAATTCAAAATGTATTAAATTATATTTATCCTTCTATTTTTTCGTCTAAAAGTACTGCTAAATATTTTCTTACGATAATAGGTGATAATATTTTAAAGAAAAATACTGATTTGACATTTATAGTTAGTCAAAAAATGCGGCAATTATTAGATGAACTGGAAAATGTTGCTGCTTCTTCAATTGGTAACAATAATATTTCGTATAAATTTGTTACAAAATATCACGAAACACATACTTTTAATAATTGCAGATTAATTAAAATAAACGAAAATTACTCTAACGAGTATTGGAGAGAAAGTTTAAAAAAAATAGGACTAAACTTATTATGCGTTGCATGTCACTATTCTAATAGATATATTAATTCAGATAATTTTATTAGTACAATAGCAGATGATGATCTTGTAAATTATGTGTATACTTTAAAAAATACAACAGAAAATGGATTAGTCGAAAAATTTATTGGTGAATATATAGAAAAAACTTCTGATGATTTTAGAATTGAATGGAAAAATATACATTTCATTTGGAAACAATTTCTCTCTAGTAATAATTTACCAGTTGTAATTTTTTCTAATTCTCTTAAGAATATACTCAAATCGATTATTTCATATAACGAAGAGAGTGATTCATTTATTGGTGTAACAAGTAAATATTTACCTATATATAAAGATTTTATTCAATTCTGGGATACAACAATAACAAATTCATCAACAACAGATTTTGAAAATGAACTTGAAATAGATGAAATTTGTTCATTATTTAAACAATGGTCTAAAAATAAAAATGTTTTGTCTGAAGAGAACATCATTCGCGTATTAAAACACTTTTTTTCTACCGAAATTATTGATGAGAAATACGTGTTAAATATTACATCTACCATTTGGGATAAATTGAATGATATTGAGAAATCAACTGAATTTATCAAACAAGAAATTAAAGACAATCATAAACTATCCCTTATAAGCTTTGATGATCTATATAATTTTTATAATAAGTATTGTACTATAAATGCAATAAAGTTTGTTGTAAGCAAAAGATATTTCGAAAAGTATTTATATTATAAATTCACTGATTATATCGTTTATGAAAAATTCATTAGAACTGAATGGATTGATTGCTAATTATAATGTGTAATAATTTACTACATTATAATTATTTTATAATATTTGTTTTATTTAACCGGCATTTCCAGCGACAAATTGAAGAGCAACACCTGAAGTACCTACACCTTGACCATCAAATGAATGAGGAGACAATGGGCCACCGTAAGGCATACCACCCTTCATTTTTCTACTCTTATTTCCTTTACGGAATAACTTGAATTGTCCCTTCTTGGCCACGTATCCAAGCTTTTTAAGGTTCTTAATAGTTTTCTTTCCAGAAGCATGCTTCTTACGCGACACAATACGTCCATGTTTGTTCATCATCAAATTAGTTTTGGTTAATCCACCAGATGTTTTTTTGGCAGTTCCATGCCATACTTGAGCGCGACTTCCTGTACTTTGCATTATAAACTTACATGAGAAAATATTTTCAAGCTAATTAAATCTATTTAAAGGAGGCATTCCACTCCCCCCAGGCATTCCTTGCACTCTACCTAAATAATTTACATCCAACGGTTGTCCTAAATAAAAATTACCATATTGAACGTTTCCACCCTTTGTATTTCTAATTACATAAGCTATCCTTTGAGCGTAAGATGCTTTTTGTGATGGAGAATCTGAAACTGGTGTGTTTTTATCAAATTTTCCTGAAAAACAATAACAATTTGTAGCCTTACCAGGATATAATCGATTATACAGTGCAATGTAATTAATCATGCGAGTTGTATTATTTTGTCCCCATCGAGTAAAATTTACTCTTGCATATACTCTTGAATAACCTGACATATTATTTATTTTTATTTTTATTTTTATTTTTATTTTTATTTTTATTTTTAAATAAAATTGATTTTTTAAAATCGAATTAAAAATAAAGTATATATTACAATAACAATGAGTGCAAGTAACGACGCTAATACTGATTTATTCTTCGATGTTCAGCAGAAGACTGATAAGCAGCATATATTGGATAATCCAGATACATATATCGGATCGGTTGAAAGTATCGATGCTGATATGTGGATTATGAATGAAGACAATAATAAAATTGTTGAAAAAAATATTAATTATATTCCTGGTTTATTCAAATTGTTTGATGAAGGTATTGTGAATTGTCGAGATCATGTAGTCCGAATGAAGACCAAGGTTGATGGAAATATTGACAATGCATTGCCTGTTACATATATCGACATTAGTATCGAAAAAGATGGATCGATTACTATGATTAATGATGGTAATGGCATTGATGTAGCTGAAAAAGATGGTGTCTGGATTCCTGAACTTGTGTTTGGACATTTAAGAACTTCAACAAATTATAATAAAGAAGAAAAAAAAATTGTTGGTGGGAAAAATGGTTTTGGATTTAAGCTGGTTTTAATTTGGTCTTGTTATGGACGTATTGAAACAGTTGACCATATTCGAGGATTAAGGTATATTCAAGAATACAAAAATAACTTAGACGAAATTTGTAAGCCTTCCATTACCAAGTGTAAGACAAAACCATATACTAAAATTACATTTAAACCTGATTTTGCTAGACTTGGTATTTCAGGATTGACACCAGATATCATTTCATTACTAAAGAAACGTGTTTACGATATTAGTGCTGTTACGGATAAAAATATCAAGGTGAAATATAATAATGAACTACTTCCTATCAAGTGCTTTGAACAATATATTAGCATGTACATTGGTGATAAATCTGCTGCTCCAAGAGTATATGAAAATGATGGAAACGAAGGAAGATGGGAATATGCAGTTGCTTTAACACCAGCCGCTGAATTTGTTCAGGTATCATTTGTAAATGGTATTCATACTTCTAAAGGTGGAAAACATGTTGAATATATTTTAAATCAAATTGTGAGAAAATTAGTGGAATTTATTGAAAAGAAAAAGAAGACAAAGGTTAATCCGAATACTATTAAAGAACAATTGATTTTATTCTTAAGATGTGATATTGAAAATCCAGCATTCGATAGTCAAACTAAGGACTATATGAATACACCTTCATCTAAATTCGGTTCAAAATGTGAAGTAAGTGATAAGTTTATTGAAAAGGTAGCGAAAATGGGTGTAATGGATGCTGCTTTACAATTAACCGAAGTTAAAGAAACGAAAGCCGCTAAAAAGACAGATGGAACTAAGAGTAAATCTGTTCGGGGTATTCCTAAACTAACTGATGCTAATTGGGCTGGAACCGACAAGTCAAGCAATTGTATGCTTATTCTTTGTGAAGGAGACTCAGCAAAGGCTGGTATTCTTTCAGGATTATCTTCCGAAGACCGTAATATAGTAGGTGTTTATCCTTTAAAAGGTAAGCTTCTAAATGTTCGTGGTGAACCTGTGAAGAAAATTGCTGATAATAAAGAAATTGCTGAAATCAAGCAGATCCTTGGTCTTGTAACTGGCAATAAATATCCTAATATAGAAGCAGTTCATAAGAACTTGAGATACGGTAAAGTAATCTTTATGACGGATCAGGATTTAGATGGCAGTCATATTAAAGGTCTTGGGATCAACTTGTTCTCTTGTGAGTGGCCTACATTAGCTGAAATTCCAGGATTTATTGGATTTATGAATACTCCAATCTTGAAGGCAAAGAAGGGATCTAATGAATTGAATTTCTATAATGACGGTGAATTTGAGGAATGGAAAGAGCAAAACGATATTAAGGGTTGGACTATTAAGTATTATAAAGGGTTGGGTACTAGTACTGGCAAAGAATTCAGGGAATATTTTGAAAATAGAAAAATCGTTGAATTTGAGTTTAATGGTAAAAAATCAGATGATGCGATTGATATGGTTTTTAATAAGAAAAGAGCTGATGATAGAAAAGATTGGCTCAAATTCTATGATAGAGATGCTTACCTTGATACTAGCAAGAAAAATGTTTCTTATGAAGAATTTATCAATCGTGAATTAATTCACTTCTCTAAATATGATTGTGATAGAAGCATTCCTAACTTGATGGATGGTCTCAAGATTTCACAAAGAAAGATTGTATTCGCTGCATTTAAACGTAGTTTGAAAACAGAAATAAAGGTAGCACAGTTCAGTGGTTATGTTTCAGAACATTCTGGTTATCATCATGGTGAAGCAAGTTTGAATGCAGCTATTGTTGGAATGGCTCAAAACTTTGTTGGTTCAAATAATATTAACTTGTTTGTGCCGAATGGTCAGTTTGGAACTAGATTACAGGGTGGTAAAGATAGTGCTTCTGAAAGATATATATTTACATTATTGAATAAAATTACTAGAACAATCTTTCAACAAACAGATGATAATGTTCTTGAATATTTAAATGATGACGGTTTATCTGTTGAACCGATTTATTATGCTCCGATTATTCCTATGATACTTGTAAATGGATCCAAGGGTATTGGTACTGGTTTTAGCACTGATATTATGTGTTATAGCCCATTACAAATTATTGAATATTTACAAAACAAACTAAGACATATTGAGGATGATGATATTGAGTTTATTCCTTATTATGAAGGGTTTAAAGGTCAAATTACAAAGATTTCCGATGAAAAATTCTTAATTAAAGGAATATATGAAAAACTTGCTATTGACAAAATTAGAGTTACTGAATTACCAGTTGGATATTGGACTGAAGATTTCAAGGAATTGCTTGAACATTGGATTAGTCCTGGTGAGGATAAAGACAAAAATAAGATACCAGCAATTATCAAAGATTATGAAGATATGAGTAAAGATACTAATGTAGATTTTACTATTACATTTGTCAAGGGAAAATTAGAAGAATTAGAACAATTAAAGGGTGATCATGGTTGCAATGGCCTTGAGAAATTATTGAAGTTATATACAACAAATACTACAACTAATATGCACTTATTTGATTCTAATGATAGTTTGCAAAAATTTGATAAGATTTCTGATATTATTGATACTTATTATGATGTGCGATTAAAATTATATCAAACTAGAAAAGATTATATGATTGAGAGTTTGGAGCGTGAATTAATCTTGCTCACTAATAAAGCTAAATATATTAAGGAAAATTTGGATGGAACAATTGATTTGCGTAAGAAGAAGAAAGAACAAGTTGTAGAAATGCTGCAAAGCAAAGGATATGATATTATTGATGATGATTTGAACTATCAATATTTAATTAAGATGCCTATGGATTCAGTAACTGAAGAAAATGTAGAAAGATTAAATAAAGAGCATGGTGATAAACAATTTGAATTAGAAAGTGTTAAATCTACTACTATTAATAAGATGTGGTTAAATGAATTGGAAAATTTAAAAGAACAATACATCGAATACAAAGAAGAGAGAACCAGACTAATGACTGGAGAACAAAAGAAAAAAGTTGTATCAAAACCTCCTGTGAAGAAAGTGGTCAAGAAATAAGCTTAAAAATTTTGATAATTATTAATTATAGAATATCATGTATATAGAATATCATGTATATACAATATCATATAAATTTTCATATCTCTTATAAAGGTATAGAAGGTTCAATATATATATTATTTTATATATATTCAAATACTTAATATTAAAACTCTTAAATCAAAGATTTGTTATCATGTTTACTTATAAACAGTTGTCTACTGTTTTTTACTTTTTTACCTTTTTACCTTTTTACCTTTTTACCTTTTTACCTTTTTACCTTTTTATTTTACCTTTTTCTTTCTTGAACTGGAGAGAAAGATTAAAAAATACATTCTTTGGATGGATTAAAACCAACTCTTAAATTCAAGTTGTCTATCTGTATTACTTGCTTGTACTGGATGAGCAATTGGAATAACCAATGTACTGGCATCGTCTATATATTTCATATATCCTTGAGCTTCACTATATACTTGTTGTATGCAGTAATTTAATACTATTTTATTTAGCTCTTCGATTTGCTGTGGAATATTAAAAGGTTGGTTGGCCGAATATTGTAAAAATACACTTCTCATAATAATTTTAATTGAATCACAATCTTGAGGTCCTACTATGTATTGTCCATTTGAACGGTTATAAACACCAGCTCTTATACCATTTTGAATTATCTGGATATTTTCTCGAGAGAAAAAAGCTTGAGATAAAGGGGTCTCATTCCATAAACCTTCAGTTGCATTCCTAAATGTTACACATTGATTAGCTGGTATTTTATCATACATTTGAAATAATGTTGAAGTATTAGGTGATTTAATATTTATACGTCCATTATTTACTTGGTTCATTTATATAAAATAAGCAAATACAAAAAAATTATATATATTTAATTTATATGGGAAGTGCTCAAATAATTATTCTTTATGTTGCAATAATTATATTAATTATTGCTCTTATATTAATTGGTCTAGCACTTAGCTATACAAAAGACCAGCAAAAATGGCCACCTATAACTCCTCAATGTCCTGATTATTGGCTAATTGATGGTTCGGGAAATAATGCTAAGTGTGTTAATACAAAAAATTTAGGAACATGCAAACCTAAACCTGGAGATAAATATTTAAAGATGGACTTTAATAGTTCTGCGTTTATGGGTGCCAATGAAATGTGTGCTAAATATACATGGGCTAAGAACTGTGGTGTATCTTGGGATGGTATAACTTATGGTGTCAATAATCCTTGTCAAAAAGCATAGATATAAAATGTAGATAAATATAAAAACATTATAGATATATTTTGATAATTATATGTATAATGAACCTTTATGACTTACCAGATACTATTGTTGATTTAATTAAAGAATTTATTCCTCCACAGAAGCTAGTTTTTGTTAACAGAAATTTTTACAATTTATATCATCATACTATTAAAACTTCAATACGATTATATGAGAATTATGTTCGTGACATGATTAGACGAGACAATAATATAGTGTTTGATAAAATACTTGGAGAGAATATTGATATATGGCTTAAAAATAGACAATATAGATATAAGGATATGGTTTTCAATAATTATATTTATTTTATTTTATACTACTGTATTGAAAATAATTCAGAACAATGCAGAGAAATAATACATCATTATTTGAAAAAACGTGATTTGTGTAGAAATCTACATAAAAAGAATGTTGTTAAATATATAAAATGGAACAATTAAATCTAAATAGAATACTTAATAGAGAAGAACAAGAAAAAGAGATTAAAAATATTTTAAAGGATTTTGAATCAAACAAAAATAATCTTTTATTTAAAAAAGGTATTTATGTATATGGAGATCCTGGAACTGGCAAAACTTCTTTTGTTATTGATATTTTAAATCAACTTAATTATGATATTATCAAATACGATGCTGGTGATATTAGAAATACAACTGTTATTGAAGATATTACCAAACACAATATGTCAGATAAAAATATTATGAGTATGTTCAATAAGAAAGTAAAAAAAATAGCTATAATAATGGATGAAATTGATGGTATGAACAATGGAGATAAAGGAGGAATTAATTCACTTATCAAGCTTATACGACCAAAGAAAACAAAAAAACAAAAACTAGAAGAAGTTACAATAAATCCTATTATTTGTATTGGTAATTATAAAGTCGATAAAAAGATTAAAGAATTAATGAAGGTATGTAATACAATCGAATTAAAAACACCAAACCAAATACAAATATTAAATATAACTGGTTTTTTATTTCCAACTATTAATTCTAATTTGAAGAATAAATTACTTTCATATGTTCAAGGTGATTTGAGAAAACTCAATAAATTATATAAACTATTCAAGAGTAAACCCGAGGTTTTTACATGTGAAGTATTTGATAATATTTTGCAAATTAAATCTTATAATGATGATACAAAGAAAATAACGAACAAATTAATAAATGATTATTTTCCAGTTAATGAGCACAATAATATAATGAATGAAACAGATCGAACAAGTGTTGGACTATTATGGCACGAAAACATTATAGATGTAATTGAAAAGATGGATAAGAAGAAATCTATACCATTTTATATTTCACAATTAGATAATATATGTTTTGCTGATTATATTGACCGTATTACGTTTCAAAAGCAAATTTGGCAATTTAACGAGATGAGTTCATTAATTAAAACATTTAAAAATAATAAATTATACCATGAAACATTTCCGAATAAAAATAAATATAATCCTTCTGAGATTAGATTTACAAAAGTATTGACAAAATATTCAACTGAATATAATAACTCGCTTTTTATACAGAAGTTATGTCAAAAGCTTGGAATGGATAAAAAAGATTTATTTGGGTTCTTCACAGAAATAACTAATAATTATGACAATACTGAAATCGTTAATTTACTTGATAATTATGAAATAAGTAAACTTGATATTAATCGTATTTATCGTTATATTGAAAAATATATAAAAGAAAATGCATCTGGTACTCTAGATAAAGAAATTGAGGATGAAGAGTATGGTGAAGAAGAGGATATTATTGGATGAATAAGTATTTTACTTATAAATTATTAGGTTTCATTTATTTTATCTATATTGATTTATACTTATAGATAAAATAAAATTTATATTATTTTATGTATTTGTTATTTTATTTGTTATTAGTTTCATTAGTTTCATTAGTTTCATTAGTTTCATTAGTTTCATTAGTTTCATTAGTTTCATTAGTTTCATTAGTTTCATTAGTTTTTAACAACTTTATCTCTTGATTTTTTTAGTTTACTTAATTCAGCCAATCTAGCATCACGTTTTACTTCCCAATTACGGACAACTTCAGGATCAACTTGACATTGCAAATAATTTGCACAATGTTGTGGTGACATGAAAAATAATGTATTACAACCATTCGCACTTCGACATTCAGAAGTAGACAAACTAACTTTATAAAACAAATCTTCATCTTTTGAACCTACAATACTTGAAGAATACTGGCCAGTTTCAACATCTCTAATGCGAGTTCCGGTGCCACCTGATGTATAAACCTTCAATTTCTTATTATATGTTCTGCCATCACGTCTTAGAGCTTTTCTATAAATCACATTATATCCCTTATCTTTCATTTTTTCCTTCTCCAACATTTTTTCTAGATCATGTTCACTATCTAAATAATTTTCCTCTTCAAAGTTATAATAATCATCCTGATACATATCTTATATTATAAATATAGGATATATTTATCTTTAAATGGTTTTAGTCAACATTTATTTTAGGTTTTAGCTGCATCATTCGTAATTTCAATAATTTTTTCTTCTTTTCGTTTTGATATTTGTGTCATAATAAGCTCATTAATTTTTTTATTTAAATATTGAACCTGTTCTTTCAATTGATTATTTTCTAACATTAGTTGCTGTATTATGGTTTCTTTTTCACTAAGTTTCTGATGAGCAACTTGTGGGTTTGATAATATATTTATCGCATTGATAGTATTTCGATAATCAACCTGTTGTTTTATGAGTTCTTCATTTTGTTTTTCCCTATCTATTTTCATTTGTACTAACTGTTTTTTAACATCTGGCTTATTTTCTGGATTACCTGGTTCATAATTTTCGAGTAACTGATCTATGTCTTCCATAAAAAATTTTAAAATATCTGGTTCTTTTACTAAGTCTTTTGGTAAAACTGGTGTATCGTGAATTGTTGGATTAGGCATCTGTTTAAGTAATTCCTTTTTATCAAATGAATTCTGATTATGTGAAAATACCAAAATACTTTTTGTTGAATCCAATTGAACAAATGGAACTGTATAATCTTTTAAAAATTTTCTCTCTTCTGCAACAGATGACTCTTCACTAAATTTTGTCTGCTTTAGTAACTCTTTTTTAAATGCAAATGTTGCAGCTGTTGCGTGATTAGGACCATAAGGTCCAAATTGATACATTTTATTTATATGCTTAAAATAAATGAACATAGCACTTGAACCAGCACATAATGCCTTACTATCCTGCAAACGTTCTACAGCATGTTTCACTCTATCGGGTGGATAATAATCATCATCATCCATGTATACAATAATATCACCTTTGGCTTTCTCGTTTGAAACATTTCTTTTTTTACCAAGTGTCATTTTTTCTTCATATCTAAAATATCTTACATAAGGAAGATGTGCTACTAGATCTTCGATTTTATCAGTTCCATCATCTACAATGATCCATTCCATTTTATCTCTTGGATAAGTTTGATTCTCAAAACATTTTATGATTATAGGAATAAAAGGCCTTCTGTTAAATGTTGGCGTACATATACTAACAAAAGGTTGTTTTGCAATTTTTACTTTATTTTTTCCCATTAATATATTAATTAAATTGAATTATTTAAGTAGTATTAAATTAAAAATTATTTTCAGATAAATTTTTACTTATATTTTTAAGTTCTTTTGTAATATTACCACCTTTTTGACTAAATAACCCAATTCCGTCTAATACTTTGGTAATCAAACCTGGTTCAATACATTTTCTTTTTGCTTGTTCATTTATAACAGAAGGTGATAAATTTGTTTCAGGTGCTGGTTTAAAAATTTCAAAATCTTTTACTTGACAATAAAATATAATTATAGTAATAAGTAAAACTATTCCAGCAACTATACCCAATTTAAAAAATGCCAATGGAATAACTGAAAATAGAATTAATGATATGATTAGTATCTTATAATATTTAAATATCTCTATAATAATTGATATCACTGTCACATCTTTCCCATTTAATAACCCTGCATATAATATGGATGATAATACGCAATAAGATAATACAATACCTGGAATAAATACCAATTGTTTAAGTCCAAAGAAAAATATTAATATAAATCCAACGAACAATATTAAAGAAAACAAAATTTTGAAAGGACTTATAAATGTTGGTAGGGTTTCCCACCATGGTTTACCTACTCCAGTTATATTGATATTAGTTTTAAACATCCAACCTAAATTAGCAAACCATAAATAACAGAAATACATTACATTTAATATAAAACAAATAAACATTAAACCTCCTACTATAAATGGTCCCAAATATACAATCAAATATTCTGGTAAACTATTTAATAAATTCATAGTTAAATTAATGAATGTATAATCTAATTGCATCAAAGGCTCAATAATAGAAATGAAATAATTTATTAAAAAGTGTGATTTAGGTTTGTCTTTATATTTTCTAATAAAATCTATAACTGGATATTTTGAGTTGTTTATATAGTCATTTTTATAGTCATCTGGGATCTCTAATTTCATAGACATTTTAGGGTTGGCACATGATGTAAAAATATTTGTCTGAATTTTTTCAACTTCTACTTTACCATTTTTATAAGGTGCACAATTTTCATCTGTTGGTAATATATTTGATTGTGCTACTTTACATACAAATAAAACTAATGCACTGCTTGAAAAGTATAACAATATTGTAATTATTGCCATTATCACATAAACTATAAAACCAGTTATATTAGATGTAAAACTTGAAAATTCTTGTTTCATTTTTTCATTTAAAGCTTTTGTATAATCTGCTATATTACTTTTATCATTTTTTTTATCAGACATTACTTATATTAAATTAATATAAAAAAATTTAATATCAATTTATTATATGAAACTATCATTTAATAAATTAATTTTCTCTGTTGTAATATTAATATTATTCATATTCGTTATTTTTAACATGATTGATTATTTAGTTGCTGAAAAATATATTGCAGAAACTTTTACTACAAGTGAGAATATTAGTGATAAAAGTACTCATACTGTAGATTTACCCTTAACAACCAAATATAGTTGCAAGAATTTTTGTGGACCAGCTTCAAGATGTTCTATAACTGGTCAACAATGTTTTACCGATATTGACTGTACTGGTTGTCAGCCTTATTCACCGCCTTTGCCTAAAACAAAGGATTGTATTCCAGGCAATAATGATGCAGGAAAATTAACCGTTGGTGTTACTCCAACTTATTCTTCATTAACAAGTGGTTATGGAACTAGAGAGAAAATAATTACTGACGATATGTATGCTCAGCCACCGCAACCAAATTTTGGCGTTGATACTTGGGGTGAAAGTTTTAATGAAGGTCAAAAGTTATTTAATAGAAGATATAAGCCTAATCAATTACAGTTTATGCCAAATTATACGCCTACATATACTTTAACTGGAGAATTTGTATCAGACGGACCATTACCATCTAATTATTAAAAATTTTGACAGTTTTTATTTTTATAACATTTTGTCAATTACAATCTCTTTAGCTATGTTTCTGATAATTTTGTCTTGTTTTTCAATATCATTATCACCTGAACCACCTAATGCTTCGATTACTAATTTACTATAATGATCCGAATATTTCGACTCACTATAATTACAACCTGGATGAAGCTCTTTATATTTAGGTAAAAGTTTTTCATTTTTAAATGCTACACGTTTAATGGCTTTACGTAGCTTCTGTTTTTGTTCATTTTCTTTCTCCCATTTATCTTCGTCTTTAATGTAAATAACTTCTCTCTTTTTATCTGCACAATGTACAGGTCTTTTATGAACATCTAATGCTTTTAAATTTTTGACTATTATATTCGAAATACCATCTACAAAGCCTAATTTACCTACTTCTTCTAAATCAGATAATTGAAGCTGTAATGAATCAACGAAATCATTGATATTCATAGCATCTTTACACGTCTCATTTAAGAATACATTTAAGTTAAATGTTTTATTATTCGAATGATTATTTATTAATGTGTTATTATTTGTAGTCCCACACATTTCAACAATCTTATTGGTAAGCTCTTGATTATATTTTTGTGTTTCTGTATTTAATTTTTGTGCTTCATTATTTAAAGTTATCAATTCTTTATTTTGTTTTACTACTTCTAAAACCAAATCAGTTAAAGCTTTAAATTGATCTTGATTCTTGTTGTAAATGATATTTTGTTCGGGTTGATAACTACAATTTTTCTTATGCTTTGATAGTCCTTGACTAAACTTATAAGTATTACCACATATGCATTTAAATTGTTTTTTATCTGATGTTTGCTCGTTTTGCTCTAAAAGCTCCATCCCGCTCTCCTCTAAATGTATCTTTTTATGTTTATCTGTTAATATATGTCTATCATAGTTGCTTTTTTTACACGTAATATAGTCACAATATTCACATGAATAAAAATTGCTCGTTTTTTGCTCAATGCTCGTATCCATTGTATCCATTAATGTATCCAAAGAAAAAAGTCTTTAAGTTTTTTAATAAAAAAATTATCATCATAATTAAAAATTTTGTCGTTTAAATTGACACGATAAATTTTCAACATCGTCACGAAATTTTTTCTCAGTAAGGAGTGTTTTGGCTTTTCATTTTTGGACATTTTTTTTGTCCATTTTTTGAAAGTTAAAATACTTTTCAAAATCCAAAATCTGTCTATTTCCCTTCATATGTAGGGACCAAATTTCGACCATATTTTCAGGAATTTCGCGGTTTTCTCTACAACATGTAGTGGACCTGGTCTTTAAGTATTTATTTAAAATATAACTTTAAACTACTTAAAGAAGGCAATATAGTATTTATATAGTTTACAAATGGGATGTAGAAACAGCAAATTAGTATATGAAACTGCTTGTAAAAAAGACAAAAATAATATTTCCAATGATTTCAAGGCAAAATATGCAGATAAAACTATTAGAAAAATACGTATTTCCAAAGAGACAGAATATTCAACATTTTACATTGATTTAAATGGTTATGATATTCATTTTCATCGGGAAATAGAATTTATTGATTTTATTTCACAATTAGAGAGACCATTTATACTTGATGGAACAGAAGATAAATATTTTATTCGATTTGTCAATGTCTTGCAATAATAAAAAATATGTTAAAATTTTTATAACTAATTTATTTATTTATTGATTTTTTTGGTATTTTTATTTAATATATTGTTCAAATATTTTCCGCATGTTCCGCAATGGTCTTCGTTTGCTAAATCTATCTTGTTATTTAATTTTTTATTACAAATTTCAATATTCCATCTTCCTAATGGAGGAGGTTTATTGTGTGATTTTGATAATAATCTTTGAATATTTAGTATAATTCGTTTCATCATTATTTTAGATATAGTAGTCTATGTAGTAATATATCTAAATCAATTTTTTTATTTTATTTTAATATTTTTTTAAAAATCTAAAATGAACTCAGGTTAGTAATTCCTCTTCCAATAATTAATCCATGAATATCATTTGTTCCTTCATATGTATTGACCGCCTCTAAATTTAACATATGTCTTATTATATGGTATTCATCGGATATACCATTTCCACCCAATATATCTCTAGCTTGTCTAGCTATATTTAATGATTTTGCACAATTATTGCGTTTAATAATCGAAATATTTTCTGGTATCAATATATTTTCATCCATCATTCTTCCAACTCTTAAGCAAGATTGTAATCCCAATGTTATTTCTGTTAACATATCTGTCAATTTCATTTGAACCAATTGGTTAGATGCTAATGGTTTGTTAAATTGTTTTCGCTCTAAAGCATATTCTCTAGCACGTAAATAACAATCTTCAGCTGCTCCTAAAACACCCCATCCTATACCATAACGTGCATTATTTAAACACATAAATGGACTTTTCAGACCTTTTGTTAGTGGCAATAAATTTTCCTTGGGAACTTTTACATTATCCATAAAAATCATACCTGTAATGGATGCTCTCAATGAAAACTTCCCATCAATTTTTGGGGCTGATAATCCTGGCATATTTTTCTCCAATAAGAAGCCACGAATAATACCAGCATCATCTTTAGCCCAAATGACAAATACGTCAGCAATCGGCGAATTTGTGATCCAGTTTTTACTGCCATTTAGAATATAATGATCTCCCTTTAAAACTGCTCTGGTTTTCATTCCAGAAGGGTCGCTTCCATGGTCAGGTTCAGTTAATCCAAAACAACCAATTAAATTACCTTTTGCTAATTCAGGTAAGAATCTATCTTTTTGCTCTTGTGAACCAAATTTATATATAGGATACATTACTAATGATGACTGTACACTAGCACAGCTTCTATATCCACTATCAATGCGTTCAATTTCGCGCATAATTAGCCCATATGAAACATAATTCACACCTGCACAACCATATCCATGAATAGTTGGTCCAAGTAAGCCTACCTTGCCAATTTCTTTCATTATGTTTTTGTTAAAATATTCATGTCTAAATGACTGAAGAATGTTAGGTAGTAAAATCTCTTGGGAAAAATTATATGCCAAATCTTTGATTGATTTTTCATCTGGATTTAATTGGGATTCTAATAAAAATGCATCTTTATAATTAAATAAATTTCTTGCAATAATATTTCTTGTAATAATTTTTCTTGTTATAAATTTTGTATATTTTAACGGATTATTATGACGTAACATCATTTGTTATGTAATAATACTAGTGTTTTGTTTAAATGGATTTAATATGTATTAATTAGCATACAATAATCCAGCATTTCCACCAACAAATATTACCATATTCACTCTTTCTTCCATTAAATATAAATTAAAGTTATAATCATAAATCCTCCATGTCGGCTTATTGATACCGATTATGTCACCTGAAGTTGGGTCACAAATAGTTAATATCTGAGCGTAAGGATCGGCTGGAGGCGTTATCGTTGTAAATTCAAGCTGTACATCAGTAAATCTACTCATATTCATCGCACCCGATGGTTGATATATTAATGGGTCAGTATTTAAACAAAAATTATAACAATATAGTCCAGGTGGAGCAAACCCGGCAGTTCTTACGTATTTCTCTACAAAATCATAAACACCAGCAGGCAAAATATTTTCTCTATACTGGCCATCCAATAATATACCCATTGCAATCAAAATTGATTTAATATTTTGAGGATTGTAAACTCCTGATAAATATAATCCAGACAATGTTCCATTTGGGTTTAGGCCAGGACCCAAAAGTGGTGGTCCAGCTGGATCTGGGTTAGGATAATCACCTGCCGTTGATGCAAGAACTACATCTTGAGGCATAGTCTCATAAGGCCAATTTGTATAATTAGACCATTGATTTCTTAAATTAGCATCACTTCTTTGGAAATAAAACATCCAACTGATTACCATACCCATCGAATCTAAATATATATTATTTGCTCCAGTTACATTGTAAAAGGTTTTTTCGTAAACTTGCTTGATTAAATATTTTTGTTCGTTTTTAGCAAATATCGTTGCTTCATCATTAGATAGAAAACAATAAGTACAATTTAAGTTAATATCAGCAAACCAATTTGTTCTTGTATCTATATAAGTGTCAGGTCCTAATTCTTCGTCAGGGGGTGTTTGTAAAAATCTATAAAATTGCATATAAAATTGATTAAAATTGGGAGCGATCACTGGATAGTTATTTGTATAGTCCATTACGTCTCTTATTGTAAACCATTCATTAATCGGTCTAAATGATACATTTATCCATAATTCGTTATATTGAAGAGCCACTAATGGAAACGCTTGTGTAGAGAGAAGACTAAACCACGAGCCAATTGGTATAAATAATGTACGTCCCATAATAGATGGCTGAGCACCGGCAGGACTGGTTGTATAGAATGCATTAGGATATGAATTAACACGACCTCCTGCATTTGCTGGGTCATAAAATTCTGGTACATTCCCTATCATTTCATTAAATAATGCTCTCTTACTTCCGGAAAAATCTCTTTGAACAGAAGATAAAATATATTGACCTGAATATTGTTGGAGTTGTTGATTACCACAATTTATGGTAATTTTGCTGATGATTTGTGCACCTAAATTTTTTATCCATTGAAATTCATATGGTGCCCAATTTGTGTATCCAGTTGTGCCGTCAGGATTTGTGTAAGACTGTGGTGGCATCACTGGTGACCAAATATTCGGTAAGGTTACGCATATATAGCAGTCCATAAGCAAATCTGCATAGCGTTTTATGCGAAACGTAAAAGTGCTCTCAGCAGTTAAACTAAGTTGGGGAGTTCCTTCATGATCTATTCGAAAATTTTGCTTGCCATAATTTGTGAATTTTTTATAAGTACTTTTAAAAAAACTTTTAGATGGATTTGAATTAAGTATTATATTCGTATTTCCTTGTGCAACAAGATTTAACAATCCTCCAGCCATAATTAGTATATAATATAATTATTTTTTAATTATTAATTTCGTCATAATATAATTTAATTATTTCTAGTAATTCTTTATTTTCATAATTTTCAATTCTTTTAATTTGTCTTTCAATTTCTTCTTTTAATACAGGTAAACGAGTGTAAAGCATAGGGTTTAGTGATTTTCTATTTTTATCCTTAAATTTATCTGGATTAAATCTTATAAAAATTTATCAATAAAAAATTAAATAATAATAATATATATTAATTATGTCATCAAAAAATATAAATACTTATTTAAGCAGTATTCGCAGAAATATAAATGTAATAACTATATTGTATTTTTTAATAGCAATTATCTTTATTATTTTAATCTTTTTAACTTGGTATATATTTAATAATAACGCACCAGCTCAAACAACATCTTTTTTAAGTTTTTTTGAAAATATAGATGAAGATTTAATTTCATTGATATTCATAGTAGCTACAGTAATTGCTATTATTGCTTTTACTATATATCTAATTTATATTAGTGGACTTCAAAAAAGAGAATGTAAACATATAAATTCATTATATCCAAAGCTAAATGGAAACATAAGATCAATTAATACTTCAAATCCAGATTACAAGGAAAAACTTTATGATTATTATATTAAAACAGCGTATAATGCTTGCAGTGGAGGCTCATATAAGAATGATTATGTAGATATTTGTGTTCTCAAATCAATTATCAAGCAAGGAGTAAGATGTCTTGATTTTGAGATATATTCCATCAATAACAATCCGGTTGTTGCAACGAGTACTAGTAATAATTATCGAGCGAAGGAAACATTTAATTCAATTGACTTTGCAACTGTAATGGATACTATACGTAATCTTGCTTTTACAACTAGTACATGCCCAAATCCAACAGACCCTATGTTAATTCATTTAAGATTTAAGAGTAATAATCAAAAAATGTATTCAAATCTAGCCAATATTTTTAAATCTAATGCTGATATTATGTTAGGTCCATCATATAGTTATGAGTCTGAAGGGAAAAATTTAGGAAAAGTTCCTTTACTATCACTTAGAAATAAAGTTATATTAATTGCGGATAGAACAAATAACGCATTTTTAGATAATAAAGATTTACTTGAATATATAAACATGACAAGTAGTTCTATATTTATGAGACAATATGATTTCAATCAGATTAGAGATAATACTGATATAACCGAAGTAACTGAATTTAATAGACGTGGTATGACCATTGTTCTTCCTAATGATAGTGCAAATCCAGATAATCCGGATGGAAAACTATGTAGAGAAAGTGGATGTCAAATGGTGGCTATGAGATACCAAAAATCAGATACTAATCTTGTAGAAAATAATGCCTTTTTTGATAAAGCTAGTTTCGCGTTTGTTCTTAAGCCCGATAGGCTTAGATCTGTAAATTGAGATTAGATTACAGTATCTAATAGTTAGTTAAATAATATTTTCCATCTTTAGAAAAGTGTAATAGTAAATCATATTCTATAAATGATAAATATTAGTATCATTTTATAAATAGTAAAAATTAAATCATATATTATTAAGATTTTTTTAACTTAATAATATAGGAATGTCAAAGGAAAAAAATGTATGCAAAGAATTGTCATTTGCACAATGTGAATTAGCAATTTTGCGTATGGCTGTAGATAAAGCGGAAGAAAAAATGGGAAGACGTATTGTCAGTTCAGAAGATGTACAGAGAATAATTGATGTTGTCCAAGAATTTATTAAAAGAAAGCGATTAATTTGTTATGGAGGAACAGCCATTAATAATATTTTACCTGAAGAAGACCAATTCTATAATAAAGACGTGGAAGTTCCTGATTATGATTTCTTCTCTCAAAATGCACTAGATGATGCCAAGGAATTAGCTGATATTTATTATGATAAAGGATTTATTGATGTCGAAGCAAAATCAGGTCAACATCATGGAACATATAAAGTTTTCGTTAATTTTATGCCCGTTGCTGATATAACATATTTACCGAAACAAATCTATAATGCAATTAAAGAGGATGCTTTAACTGTAGATGGAATAATGTATGCACCTCCAAATTTTTTAAGAATGTCTATGTATCTTGAATTGTCTAGACCAGCTGGTGATATTAGTAGATGGGAAAAGGTGCTAAAAAGATTGGCGCTATTAAATAAAAATTATCATATAACAGATGTTAACTGCAATAATATTGATTTTCAACGCGAAATGGAAAATAGAGAGAGCGAAGATAAAATTTTCGAAACTGTTAAAAATACATTGATAAATCAAGGTGTTGTATTTTTTGGTGGATTTGCAAATATTCTTTATTCGCAATATATGCCCACTCATTTAAGAAAGAAGATAGAAACTTTTGCGGATTTTGATGTTTTATCTAATAATCCAGATCAAACTGCAACAGTTATTAAAGAACGATTAGATGATAATGGTATAAAGAATGTACAAATTATTAAACAACCAGCAGTTGGAGATATTATTCCCGAACATTATGAAATAAAGGTTGGCAATGATTCTATTTTATTTATTTACAAACCGATTGGTTGTCATAGTTATAATGTATTGATGATGAAAGGTAAAAAAGTAAAAGTTGCAACAATTGATACCATGTTGAGTTTCTATTTAGCTTTTTTATATGCTAACAAACCGTATTATAATGAATTTAAAGACAGAATTGTTTGTATGTCAAAATTCTTATTTGATGTTCAGCAGAAAAATAGACTAGCACAGAAAGGGTTATTAAAACGATTTAGTATTACATGTTATGGTCATCAAGAAACAGTTGAAGAAATGAAAGCTGAAAAAGCTGCTAAATATAAAGAATTTAAAAAAAATAAGGATGATAAATCATTTGAAGAATGGTTTTTAAATTATAGACCAGATGATATAAAAACAAAAAACGACGATAATAAAACAAGATCTAAACCGAAAACTAAATCAAAATCTAAATCGAAATCTAAATCGAAAACTAAATCAAAAACTGTAAAGAAAAGGAATAACACGAAAATAATTAATACTAAATTTTTTAATATTTATGGGTCAAAAAGTCGTAAAAATAAGAAAAAAATCTACTAAAGTGTTCTATTAGGTTGATTTTCCATTGCGTGATTTTCCATTGCGTGATTTTCCATTGTGTGATTTTCCATTGTGTGTTTTTCCATTGTGTGATTTTCCATTGTACAAAACCCCCCTGGACAATCTTCTTCTTGCCCATTATTCTTATTTTGGTAAAATCTATATGCAAAAAATCCAACAATAGCAGCTAATATAGCTACACCAATAGAAATAAACATAGTATAATCAGCTGAACCTCCACCACTTGTATCAATTATACTGTTTATAGTAGGAGTATCTAAAGCAAATGCTGCATCAGTAATATCAATAGCATCCATATTATATTCATTTCTTACAAATAAATATAATTTTAAACTCATAAATAATATATTTCTAAAATAATACTAAATATAAAAGTTATTTTATACAAATTATTTTACATATTTAGTAAAGCACTTATTTTATGTAATAAAAATAAACAAAAAATATGTAGGTAATTTATTTTATTTTTAGGAGAAATTATAAATAATAAAAACCATAAATATAGTAAAATATGGTAAAATATAGTAAAGATATAATAAATTATATATAATAGAATATAATAATGTCAGGTGTTTTCAATTGTCAGATTTATTGCTTATCATTCAATAATGACATAAAAAAAAAGAATATGGAAAATAGATTTAATAAATTGGGTATTAAATGTAAATTTTATCCAGGTATTAAACATAACGATAAACGACTTAAATATGCTGGAACCACTTTTAATAGAAGACATTGGTCAATGACATATGGACATTTGGATATTATCCATGATTTTTATTATCACACCCATGATAAATATGCTTTAATCTGCGAAGACGACATTTTAATTCACAAAGACTTTAAAGAAATAATTAAAAATGTTATAAGTGACTTTAATATATTAGATTTAGATATATTGTTATTAGGTTATAATATACCTTATAAAATAGATTATGAAAATATGGTTTCAATTTATCATCTTAAACGTCCGATGCGACTAGATGCTCCATTTAAATATCATGAATATCCAGACTATTTATCAGGATCTCATATGTATCTCATTACTAAAAATTTCGCTAAAAAATTATTAGATAAGTATTACAGTAATTTTGCTGGATTTGATAACAATGTATTTATGGTGGACAAAACAATTATTAAAAATGGAAATCGTGCATTATTGTATCCTATGCTTGCTATTGAAGATTATAATCAGAAAGATGAATATCACCAATTATGTCACAAAATACATTATAATCAAGTTTATTTATAAAATCTTATTTTAAAATGCACCAAAATAAGACGTAGTTTTCATTAATAAATGAAATAGCATACCAAATAAAATACTTGTAAAAAGAAACCCATTTATATTATAATTTCCATCATTTGAAAATAAGAATGGTATATATGTATATAAAAATCTCTTGAAAAATGGTAATTGAAATAAAAAATATAATACAGCCAATAACAAAGGTGTTTGGATTTCATTATACATATCATCTAATGAATTATTGATTTGTTTTCCTCTGTTATAATTATTAATCATGTCCGAGGTTTGTTCATGATTTCTAATATAATCTGTATGTTGTGGAGGAGGTGGTGGTACATAATTAGGCATAACTTGTGGGTCCGCACTAATATTATTTGTATTCATGGGAATATCTCTTGATGGTAATTGTGTGGCACCAGCTAATGTGGCTTGTTGTAGACTATTCACAATTTGGTTTATAGTTGTTTGGTCTAAAGACATTCCCGTCTGAGGTTGCTGATTTGGTTGTGACATAGTTTCTTGTGCACTTAAAGCTATATTTCCACCAACACTTCCTCCTCCAACCGGATCAGTCGGTAAGTCTAAAATACTTGTTGAATCGCTCATAATTATTGTAAAGAATGATTGATTACAATAATTACGCAAATTTTCCACCTTTTCCACCTTTAGAAAAGGTGGAGCCAAAAATGGAATCAAAAAAGAAAATAATGAATTTATTAAAAAATTTTGGCTCCACCTTTTCTAAAGGTGGATAATTTATTCAAATGTAACAGTTTTAGCATTTAATGAGCATTTAGTAGATACTGGAGTATACTTAACACATTTTCCATTCGTTTTATAGATTTTATCCTTAAATTCATCTAAAGGAGGAGCATGAAAAACCAAACAATTATTGTCTTTACATACTGTTCTAAATAAGGAGGCTAAACCTAATCCCAGT